ATGTTACTCCTATAGGTACTGGAACTGTGGTCAATGGTACTGTGGACTTAACATATGTTGGAACAAATGCCACTGCAGTTGCTTATATGGGTAATGGTTTGGTACGCTCAATTAAAACTACAATTAAGTATGACAGATATCAATATCAAACAGATATTATTGATTGGATGCCAACACAACTTATTATTATTCTTTTAGCAAATATAACAACATCTGGCGGTATTGCGACAGCAACGTTTGCTGCCGAACAAATGTCTGTACCGTTTCCCGATGAAAATATCATAACTGTAACAGGAGTATCACTTACTGGATTTAATAATGAGTACACGGTAGTAACTTGTTCTACAACCAATTTAACTTTCCTTTCTAATTTTAATGGCGTAGGATATAATGGACAAATAACTGGTACTGTATTAGTCACATATACAAATGGTACACAAGTACGTTATAGAAACCAAGTATGGCAAGCTAACGGAGTTTCTGGTTCGGTGACAAATTCTATATTTGATCCTGCCGAATGGGTGCTAGTTGACCCTGCTACATTAAGTGGTGTTGACCGTACTATGGGTTATTATGTTGCTACTCCTAATATTCCAGGTTTATCATTGCCATTATTGATTGACGGCATTGATTATCCAGGGGTTCAGGTCGCCGGTGTAACATTTAATCAAGATACCGGATACGACCGCGGCAATTATGACATTAATACTTTTGATAATTATGGGTTAGATGCCAACGGGCAACCAACTTATGATTATGGAATTTTAAATACAATTTTTGAAAGCCAATATCTTGATCCTTATTTAGGTGTGCGCCCAACAGATATTAATATCAATGGCGGAGCTTATGTTGATACTTACGAAAGTCATGCCCCAGAAGAATTAGTACCGGGTATAGAATTTGATACTTTAGATTTACGTGTTTATACAACACCAGGTGCTGACTGGTCTGGCGTAGGACACGGATTCCCACAACGCTTATTCCAAACAATATATAATAGTTCTCAACCTATAACAAGTTTTGCCGGTCAAATGCCATATCCAATTACTATTGGCATTGTAAATGTTACACGTGGATATGATTTATTGGTAGGTATTGATTATACCGTTAATTGGCCCAATCAAACTTTTACAATTTTAAATTCTTCGGCATTGGTGGTTAATGGAGATCAAATAGCCATTTATGTTTATGAGCTCGGTGGTGGGAATCAATTATACAAAAACACATATAACGGTGGTAGTGTTGGTAATACTATCACGGTGCCCGTTGAATACGATCAAATTCAAGAATTTGTAATTTTTATTAATGGTGCCTATTTAAATAATAGTAATTACAATTTTGTTGTAGGTACAGCATACGGAACAACGGTTCTTACATTTGACACTACTTATACATCCTCAGATTTTATAAGTTTAGTGGTAATTGCCCCAACAACAATCAATAATATTACAACAAACTATTCTTGGAGTGTTCCAGTAGTTCAAAATATTGTGGGAGTTACAGGCGTTTTAACATATAATTTAGATAATAGTTTACTTTATACAAATTCAGTTAATCCTATTGTAACAGTACAAGGAATTCGTGCTAGAACAGCGGCGGGAATAGATTTTGTAGCAAGCGGATCACAATACAACTTCCCTCTTCCTGGAAGATTAGGAATACCATTAAGTTCAGTAACAAATACGGATGTACAAGTTTATATAAATGATGAATTACAAAATCCATCAACATGGTATTTAGATCTTGGTGTGTACACTGAAGGATATGCTGCTACATTATTTGATGTTGGTCTGACTACCAATCATCCAGGATCTTATGATTATTCAACTTTGGTTGATGCACTACAAGTTGTATTTTATGTGGCTCCGACCGAAGGCAAAAGAATCTATATTGCCGTTACCGCCGGCACACAAGCTACAATTGATCCTATAGCCAGGACATTGACTTTTAATCCATCTGGTGGGCTAGTTCCAATTACAGGAGAAACAATTTCAGTAACTACATTTAATGATACTAGAGAACAAAGATTACTTACACAAGTTTTTGTTGGTCCAGTTTTGGTAGGTGTTGAAATAAATGATTTGGATTTAACAAGATTCACTACCAATATTGACAGATTAAAAGTATTTTTAAATGGGAAACAGTTAACTCCTTATATTGGATTTACAGTAGAAGGTACACAGCTTATTTTAGGTTCTGGCACACTACAACCTACAGATGTTGTTATGGTAACACAAGTTACAAATTCTGTAGTTCCGGAAGCTATGGCATTTAGAATATTCCAAGACATGCGCGGAATACAAGCAACATATAGAATTACTGCTAATTCAACTACTGTTTTAATACAAGCAGTAGAAATTACCGATGATATAATCTATGTTGATAATGCCAGTGCGTTAAGTGAACCTGATTTTGCAGCTAACATATGGGGAGTTATAACTATTAATGGTGAACGCATAATGTATCGTGATAGAGATATAATTAACAACACAGTTAGTAGTTTGTTACGTGGAACGGCGGGCACAGGAGCTGCTACTCATGAAGTTGGAGCTAGCGTCTATGACATGGGTCGAGGTAATTTATTATCAACTCAATTCCAGGATTATATTGTGTCGAATACAATTTTAGCCGACGGGGCAACAACAATTTTTACTGCAGATAATATTTCATTGGTATTTGATAATGCTGTAATTTGGAATTATGCCGACACATACAATCAAGGGACGGTAGTAGTTAATTCTAATTTTTATTATAGAGCAATACGTACGATACCATCAAATATTGCTATTACGGATACTGAATATTGGTTACCATTGAGTGATGCTGTGGAAGTTGTAGTGGCTGGAGCATTGCAAACTACAGGATATACAATTACTGCTGAAAATCCAGTACAAGTTACATTTAATTTCCCACCCGCAAATGGAGTTGATATTATTATTCTTGTAAGGCGTGGGGTGACTTGGTATCAGCAGGGAGCTTTGACGGCTTCAAATGGTGTTCCGTTACAAGAAACACAAACCGTTCCTGCGCTATTTTTAAGGGGTGTAAACTAGGATAAATTTATAAGGTTTACCTGAAGTCAATAATACAATAAATAAAGAATAATGGAAAATAATATACCTACACAACAACAGCCTAAACCTGAAAAACGTCCTAACGATACTGGTGCTATAAATGTAGACGGTTTAGTAAGGATATTTGATCCCAAAACAAAAAAGGTATTTGTGGAGCAAAAAGCCTAATATGCCAAACATTTATATAACTGAAAACTTGTATAATAAAGCATTGGGAATTACCCCTTGGCGTTATATCGGGAGCGATCAAAATGATAATCCTGTTTATTTTGGATCAAGTAAAGATCTTAAGGCGGACATTTTGCGTTTAGGATCAGAACAATTTACAAAAATTATTGTCAAAAGTTACGATAACATAGCAAATAAAGAATTGCGTAAGATTGAAGAAGTTTTACTAAAGTCAAATAATGTTAAAAAAGATCCAAGTTATTACAATAAAACTGATATTTACGGTGCCGGCGGCGGAGTTATAGGTATGAAGCACACAAAAAAACGGGCAGAATCCTATTGGGTAAACTGGAGTGCTGCTAGAATGGGCCACGATGTTAGTGATATAACTAAAGATAAACAGAGTAAGGCCAAAGCAGGAAAGACTTACAAAGAAATTTACGGCGACAATGCCGAAACAATGCGGGAAACCAGAAGCAAGCAGCAGAGCGGAGCAAATAATCACAACGCCTTAGAGTGGGAAATAACCCCCCCAATCGGAATTACTATTAAAATTAAAGGTTTACAGTCTTATTGTAGAGATAATAATATATCATTTGGCGATGTATACAATAGCAAAAATGGATGGAAATCAGTTAAATACGGCGCTGGCAAAGGCGGCGGCAGAAAGAAAAAGGAACAAAATGCTTGATAAGATGAACCCAATTATTAAAGGCCATATTAAGATTACCGATCGCAACACAGGTGAGGTGTTGGTTGATAAAGATAATCAAGTTAATTACGAAAATATTAGTATTGCCATGGCCAATACACTGGCAGATCAAGGGCGGGGCTGGATTTATACCATGGCTTTTGGTAACGGTGGGTCAGCCGTGGATCTTACGGGAGTTATTACATATTTACCACCCAATGTGAATGGACAAAATGCCAGTTTATACAATGAAACTTATGCGCAAGTAGTAGATCAAAATTCTGCTAGTAATTTGGACCCAATAAACAATAATATGACTATTTTGCACACGCCGGGAAATCCATACACAGATATTTTAGTAACTTGTTTGCTTGATTATGGTCAACCCCCGGGGCAACAAGCGTTTGATAATAGCACAAATTTTAACGGGGATTATGTATTTGATGAATTAGGACTGCAGTGCTGGGGCGGTTCTGCTACAGATTTGTTCTTAATCACCCATGTCATATTCCATCCGGTCCAGAAAAGTTTGAACCGTCAAATTCAAATTGACTACACTTTGCGGATACAAACTTTGACAAATTTATCAGCGACTTAAAATGATTTATATAGAACAAGTATCTTCGTTAGCATTACAGAACAAATACACAAAGTGGTATTGTTCTATTGTATTACGAGCTCAACTAAGAGCATCAACACGAAAATCAGCTAAAGAAAATTACTCTTATTAAAAGGATTAAGAGTCCAACTTTCACATCATATCTTTATGTAGAACATACATAAATACGTGTATATTAAACAGCTATAAATAATATAAGGACAATGAACACATGAGTTATACTATAAACCTAACAAACGGTAACGTTTTTGCTACTATTCCAGACGGAACCATTAACCAAGCAAGCTCGCAAACGCTGATTGGTAGAAACTACGCTGGCTATGGTCAATTTTTAGATGATAATTTTATTCATTTATTGGAAAGCGGAGCTAACAGCACGCCACCAGGAGCACCACTTGTTGGACAGCTTTGGTTTAATACAACAACAGCTATTCTTGAAGTTTTTAATGGCACAGGATTTAAAGCTATTGGTGGATCTCAAGCTGCTACTACAGCTCCTACAAATAACGCTGTTGGTGATTTATGGTATAATACAACTCTCGCACAATTAAATGTTTGGACAGGAACCCAATGGTTATTGGTTGGGCCTATTTACACTTCGGCGACAGGTATCACTGGCGCTATTCCCGCAATTATTATTGATAATACATCAGCAAGTCATATTGTTGTAGAATTATATGTAAACAATACCATTGTTGGTATTATTTCTGAAGATGCTGCTTTTACACCACAAACCCCAATTACAGGATTTACAACAGTTCGTCCGGGCATTACCCTTGCTACAATAACAGGAAGTCAAGTTCCTTTATTTCAAGGAACAGCCACTAATTCACAACTATTAAATGGTGTATCCGGAAATAGTTTCATGCGTACAGATGCTAATACATTTACTTCGGGCAGTATAGCGGTTAACTCTAGTGCGCTCGGTACAGCAATTATTAATTCTGCTGGAAATGCCGTAGGCAATATTGGCAGCGCATCTAGTTACTTTAATACCATATTTGCTCGTTCAACTTCGGCTCAGTATGCTGACGTAGCAGAACGTTTTGCGTCAGACACACAATATGCCGCTGGTACTGTAGTTGAATTAGGTGGTTCAGCCGAAATTACTATTTCTAATACAGAATTAAGTGAATCTGTATTTGGTGTTATAAGTACAAACGCTGCTTATTTAATGAACAGTGGCGCTGGTAACGATTCAACACATCCACCAGTTGCTATGACAGGTCGGGTACCAGTTCAAGTAACAGGAGTTATCCACAAAGGTGATCGTTTAGTATCTGCCGGAAATGGTATGGCAAGAGCTGCTCAAGTAGGTGAAGCAACAGCATTCAATGTAATAGGTCGTAGTTTAGATGATAAATTAGATTTAGACTTAGGTGTCGTTGAAGCTATTGTTACGATAAAATAATAGGAACTAGTAATGACATATGTGTCAGGCGGATTAATCGAAGCCACAGATTATAATGGGTTTACAAGCACTACGGCAGGTGGAAATGTTAACTATGTTTGGAATACGCAATATGGTCAAACAGCACTTAGCACAGTATCCACGGGTGCTACAGTAACAGCCACACAATGGGCAACATTAAATACTACAGTCAGTTCTTTAGCCAGTCATCAAGGCACAACAATTACTTCCAGAACTAATCCAGTGGCTGGCAATACTATTGCAGTCTTGTCAAACCTTGCTACCGATATAACAAGTTGCAACACTAATCAATATAATGCAGCTTCACTAGGAACTCAGTATACAGGTTGGACTGGAACTGCCAGTAAAACCGCTGCTACCGGATCAGGAGCAGCAGCTTGGTCTATCACATTCACTGATACTATAACATTTGCTAACACAACAGCGGCAAGTAATTTTTTTAATGCAGGAGGATTAATTAAAATTCAATTTAGCAAAACATCAACCGGAACATCTGCTGATCCCGAATGGAATAATTTTGTTAACAATGTGTGCGGAACAATTTATTTGTCCAGTACAGGAGCGAGCAAAACCATTGTTGGACAAGCCTATACTGGCACTACCAAAATTGGTGGTTCAGGTACTCCAACAACATTAGCTACCGGCACAGGATATGCTCAGTTAACATCAAGTCCGGTCACAATTTATAAACAATTTGATACTGGAACAGCATATTCTAGCAATTATGTACAAGTCAATGCCAGCGTAAGCGGAGCGGTGTTAACTTTGACCATAGTTTGGTATGATAATGGCGATCCGTTTGGAGCCGACATTTCAGGCGGAACAGCAACAACAGGTATTACTTTTGGTACAGCACCAACAACCGTTGTTACATACTATTCACCAGAAACCACATATTTGACAAACACATGGGGCTCGCCAACAGTAGCTTCGGCAGTATCGTAATGTTCGCCTAACGGCACTTTTAGTATTACCAAAGGGGCTTCTTGCCCCTTTACTTTTTCCCTCAGATGTAGTATAATAATGGTATGGATACTGACAAATTAATTGCCCATAGTCGCAGTCGTTTTGACCATGCGGCAGCCAAGCGCACACTTAAAGAAAAATATCAAGGTAAATTGGTATTTGCTCACAACGGCGGAATGTTTAAAGCAGAGCCTAATCTTATTGTATTTTTAGAATCTTGTTGGGGACAAGGACAGATAGACCCAGTAATAATTGACTTGTACGGGAATCCAGTAAAAGTTCATAGCACTAATTTATTAAACGAGGCTAGGAAAATTTATAAAGAACAAACAACTGCTTGGTTGAAAGAATACGAAGACCTTAACAAAAACAGATGACAGCCGGTGTACTAATCTTTGCTTTTAATAATGAACATATAGATTATCTAGCCATGGCTAATTGGTCAGCAAAAAATATTCGCAGACATTTAAATTTGCCAGTAGCTGTAGTCACTAATACTACCATTCCTTCTAATTACTTTTTTGAACAATCTATTATTGCTGAGCCCGAGGGCGAATATTTTAGAAAATTTGCTGACCAAGAAGAAAATGTAACATGGTATAATGGTAATCGTGTTGACGCATACAATTTATCCCCGTGGGCGCACACATTGTTATTAGACGCAGATTATGTGGTAGCTAGTAGTGAATTAAAAAAAATATTAGATATTAGAAAAAATTTTGTAGCACATAAAACAGCTTATGATATAGTCGACCAAGATAACTTTGACGAGCTTAATAATTTTGGAAGTTTTAATATGCCAATGTGGTGGGCAACTGTAATAATGTTTAGGCGTTCAACCGAAGCACAAATGATTTTTGAATCAATGGCAATGATAAAAAATCATTGGAAACATTATAGGAATTTATATAAAATTTTAAACTCAACTTATCGTAATGATTTTGCGCTAAGTATAGCATTAGGTATTGTTAATGGGCATACACTTGATTATACAGAAATTCCATGGTCCTTGGCTTCATTGACTCCAGCGCATAAATTAACGCAAATAGCAGAAGACCAATATCGTATAGATTTTTTAACACAGGATAATAAACCTCGATACATTACTATTAATCAAGATTTTCATGCTATGGGTAAAAAACATTTGGGAGATATCATTGCCAAATCAAGCTGAAAAAGGATATTTAATACCGGCGATAGGAGAGGTTTACGTTAAGTGCGCTAAACAATTAGCTAATAGCATATTACAATGGCATCCAAATGCTGATATAACTATTTTAACAGAAGACATGTTACCCTATGGAAAATTTACTGGATTTGCTAATGACTGGCAATGCTATGAAGCAAGTCCGTATGAAAAAACTATAAAATTAGAAGCAGATATGTGGTGCGCCAGCCCAGTTGATCATTGGTGGGACTTGTTTTCTAATCGTGATGTGGTTATTAGCCAAGGATGTAGAAATTTTTATAATGAACCTGGTAAATCAAGAATATATCGTAAAATATTTGATAACAATAATTTACCAGATGTTTATAATGGCATCACCTATTGGCAGGTAAGTAATACAGCCGAAGAATTTTTTAAATTAGTTCGTGATATTTTTGAAAATTGGGAAAAATATAAAACTTTGTTAAAATTTCCCGATGAAATACCTACAACTGATGTTGTATATGGAGTGGCAGCAGTTATTATGGAAGTTGAAAACGTGACTCTACCCGCGGGTATGGGACCAACTATGGTACATATGAAGAAAAATATGATACCTATTACAACAGAAAAATGGACCAATGAGTTGATATTTGAACAGACAAATCCTGGTGTTAGAATTAACACAGTAGCACAATGGGGATTAGTGCATTATCATGTGAAGGAAATAGAGAATGAGTAAAGACATAGATAAAATTAAACATAGCAAACGTTTGCATCATGATAATACGGCTATTGCCAAACAAAAAGCTATAGCAAAAACTCATAATATTCCAACAGGGCCCGAGCATCGCCTAGCAAAAGTTCATGCTACTACCTGTGGTGACTCTAATTGTGTTATGTGCGGAAATCCACGTAAATTTTTTAAAGAAAAAACAATACAAGAAAAACGAGCCGAGCAAAGAGCAAAAGATGAATGAAAAAGAATTTTGGGCGGCATTAAAACCCGTAGAATCTAAACCATTATTATATAGGTTGTATTACAATGACGCCGGTAACCCATTATATTTTAGCCAAGAAGATTTACCAGGTAATTATATAGATGTTGATTATAAAACATACATCAACCCACCAAAGTATATACGTGTGGTGGATAAAAAATTAGTAATACTTGAGGATACCGCAGTAACAAAATTATATCCAGGAAAATCTGGAACTTGTTGCCATCCGCAAGATATCACTATAATAGTTGATGAGTCAACTCAACATATCAAATGGAGTTTAAAATGAAAAGTATTGATGTAGCAGATTTAGATTGTATCTATTTATCATATGACGAACCACAAAAAGAAGAATTTTGGGTCAAAATTAAAAATATGGTACCTTGGGCCAAACGAGTTGATGGAGTAAAAGGTTCAGATGCCGCACATAAAGCTGCTGCCGCGGCCAGCGAAACAGAAAGATTTATTTTAATTGATGGTGATAATTTACCTAACGATGAGTTTTTTGATTTAATAATTGAATTTCCCGACGACACTTATGAGCAAGCAGTTTATCGCTGGAGAGCTCGTAATCATATTAATGGATTATTGTACGGTAACGGCGGCATAAGTTCTTGGACTAGGACATTTGTTAATAACATGAAAACTCATGAAAATACCGATGGACGAGCGGAAACTGAAGTAGAATTTTGTTTTGATCCACTATACTGGGCCATGAATGATTGTTATAGTGTAACCTACCCTAACGCATCTCCATTTCAAGCATGGCGAGCAGGATTTAGAGAAGGTGTGAAAATGTGTTTAGACCGCGGAATAAAACCAAACATAACGGAATTTAAAAATAAAGTACATCATCGCAATCTAGATAATTTAACCGTATGGCATAATATAGGAAGAGATGTTGAAAATGGTATATGGGCAATATTGGGCGCTCGTATGGGTACTTATATGCTCATGATTACACCTTCGTGGGATTATCGAGAGGTACAAAATTTTGATTCGCTTAAAAGCATTTACAGTACAATAGATGGACATAATCCAGAAATTATTTCTGCTAAAATATCTGGAGAATTATCCAAACAATTAGATTTACCAATGGCTATGCTTGACGAAACTGCCAGCAAATTTTTTAAACATCACTATCGAAGCGAACAACGTAATAAAGGAATTATGATTCGTGAAATTGATGTCATTAGACAACAAGAGGGCTGGTAATGTTTGATAAAGATTCATTTTCAAATGGACAAATTGACAGCAAACTATGGTTATGTCGCGAGTTAGAAGCACTTAACTGGTCTAGCGACTATACCCATATATACGGCGGCTGGTATGGAATACTTGCTTTTTTATTGCTTAGTCGTGAGAAGTTTAAAGTAGGACGTATTGAAAGTTTTGATATAGATCCTCACTGTGAATCTATTGCGGACATGATTAATGAAAATTGGGTTATCAAAGAATGGAAATTTAAAGCCTTTACATTGGATTGTAATCAAAGCATACGGGGTAATCCTGACTTAATTATTAATACAAGCAGCGAACATTTTGAAAATATGGAATGGTTTAACAACATTAAATCAGGAACTCGTGTTATTATACAAGGTAATAATATGCCACACGATGATCATTATGTACATTCTTCTACTCTAAAGGATTTTATAACACATTATCCGTTAACTAATATTGTTTATCAAGGAGAATTAAAGTTTGTCTATCCAGAATGGAAATTTACTAGGTACATGATAATTGGAATCAAATAAAATACGCGGGTCTAATTCAACCCACGGTCAAGATCTTTGGGTTTTAGCTACTACTAATTTTCGAAAGAATGGGTACTATGTTGAAATGGGTGCTATAGACGGAGTTTTTCAAAGTAATACTTACATACTTGAAAAAGACTACGGGTGGCAAGGCATATTAGTTGAGCCTGACAAACGTTTTTCTTCTGTACTAGAGAAAAATAGACCAAATAGTAAAATTGATTATAGTTGTGTTTGGTCAACTACTGGAAAAATTAAAACTTTTTATCAGTCAAATACAATGATTGACGCCAGAAGCACAATTGAAGAATTTGCTGAAGTAGGATCTGCTAATCGAACAAATTGGAATAAATATACAGTTAACACTATTAGTTTAATAGATTTGTTACATCGATATAATGCGCCAAATTATATCGATTATCTTAGTTTAGATGTTGAAGGTAGCGAATTAACAATACTTAAAGGATTTGATTTTAATCAATACGAATTTGGTTGTATCACTATTGAGCACAATCGTCGATCTGATTATCGCGACGAAATTAAATTATTTTTGAATTCAAAAAATTATTATACACCGGCAAATTGTGAAAATTTGTTTTTGTGGGATGATTGTTATGTGTTAAATAAAGGATCCGTATGAAGAAAAAATATTATAAATTAGTTCACGCTAAAGAAACAAACACTGATTGGTTTGTAGTTAATTGGTGTCTGGGTAATACTTGTAATTTTAGTTGCAGTTATTGTCCAGACAATCTGCACAACGGAACCAATCCTTGGCCAACCCCGGACACTATTAAAAATTTTATAAACAAAGTTAAAGAGACACACCCCGACAAAAAATTATATTTTGAATTCACTGGCGGCGAAGTTACATTGTATAAACATTTCATTGAAATTTGTCAATATTGTACAGAACAAGGTGTTAAAGTAGGTTTAATTTCTAATGGATCTAGAACATTGCGTTATTGGAAAGAAAATAAACAATATTTTGACCATGTATGTTTAAGTTTTCATCCAGAGTTTGGCGATGCTGACCACTTTATCGAAGTTGTTAAGGAATTAAACAACGATGTAAGAACTCATGTTAATATTATGATGAGTCCTGAAAAATTTGATTATTGTTTTGATATAGCTAATAAAGTAAAAGACCTTGGTAATATATCAATGGCTTTGCAACCTTTAATACACGACTTTGGCGAAGTATTATACGATTATACACCTGAACAAAAACAAATTATCGATAATCAACACGAATTAATTAGTAAACATATAAAATTTACTAAAACATTTGAATATTATAGAGGTGCTATGAAAATGCTATATCCTAACGGTCAATCGTTAGTGGTAAGTGCGCATCGTTTTATAAATGAAAAAGCAAATGACTGGTCAGGTTGGGATTGTTATGCTGGTGTCGAACAACTAATTGTAGATCAGCGCGGAATGATTTCTCGAGGATGGTGTTTAGAAGGCGGTATTATTGGCAGTATATTTGATGAAAATTTAAATTTGCCCGTTGATCCAATACGTTGTACAAAAACAATGTGTCATTGTAATTTTGACATTATGAGTACTAAGGAATATCCCAATAATGGATGATGTAAACACTAATAAACAATTTAGAGTTTATGATACCACTAAAAAATATATTAGAATATCAGTAGATGAAGCGATAGCTCGCGGGTTAAACAAATGGCAAAATTGGCAATGTAGTGCTGGCGTACGAGGATTATATATTGATTTTGATGGCAATGTATGGGTTTGTAATACTGCTAGTTCAAAAGTTAATAAATTTAATGACGACGCTTGGAAAAAAACATTTTGGCCTATCATAGAACCATTTAATGGAAATGTTCCAGATGAGTGGTCAAGTACTGGATTGAAATGGCAGGAATTAAAAAAAGAATTTAATAAATCATCTATAGCATTTGAAAAAATTATACCCCAGGATTCAACTGAACATCCTGGATTTATTGGTAATATATATGATGGATTTACTATTTCTAATGAATGGTTTGTTTGTCCTTGGAGTAGTTGTGGGTGTGGAGCAGATGTTATATTATCTAAAGCCAAAGAATATAATGACAAATCTTTGTTAGCAGTGACAAACAACGGCGTACTTGGTAGAATGAATACTATTGACAATCAAGTAGAATTAATCAATAATCCTGTGGCAGTAGAAATGAACTTTCCGATAGAATATCAAATTTTATGGGATTTAGGTCGCAAATGCAACTATGATTGTTCTTATTGTTGGCCAGCAGTGCATAATCGAACTTCGGAACATAAAGATTATGATTTATTAATTAAAACAACTGATAAATTAATTAACGAATGGGCTCAAGGCAATACAATAAGATGGAATTTTGGCGGAGGCGAACCTACATTACATCCAAAATTTTTAGACTGGTTAAAATATTTAAAAAGTAAAAATCAATGGACTATGGTAACCAGTAACGGTACACGTGATCATAAATACTGGGCAGAAGTTGTACAATATACAAATAGTATTAATCTTAGTGCGCACTTTGATGGATTAAAAGATGAGCAAGATGAAGATAGATTTGTTAAAAATGTCGAAGTTATTTGTAAACACTTTGACGAACACAACGATGATCATTGGTTAGAAGTTAAATTAATGGCCCCACCACAATATTTGGATCGCGCATTAAAATTAAAAGAAAAAATTATGAAATTAGGTACATTAGATCAACTGGGAGCAAATAATAGAATTAAAGGAGTGCTAAGTTTAGTTCCAATACGCAGTATAGGGGATAGTGGAACTCTTGTGGAATATACTGCTAAACAATTAGAAAAATTCCAATATCAGTAACATGAATAAATCAAACACACTTTGTCCTATCCCGTGGACACACTTATCAATACAACAAAACGGAGACTTACGGGCTTGCTGCCAATGTATCTATGCTCCTTATGGACAACTATCAGATGAAACTGGAACACTTAACATAAAAGACGCTGATTTAGACATAGCAAGGAATCATTCTGTATTAAAAGATTTACGAAAAAGTATGATTAACGGAGAGAAACATCCGTTGTGTAATCTTTGTTGGAAAGAAGAAGAACACGGCTTGTTTAGTAAACGAAGTAATATGGTAAGAAGGTATGACACAAGCGAGTACGAAACTTTAACTTCGCCCGACGGAACAATTGACACTAATCAATTCCCTTTACGTTACATTGATATACGATTTGGTAACTTATGTAATTTAAAATGTAGATATTGCGGCCCGGCTGATAGCTCTTTATGGGCCGAAGATTATGCTATGATGGCTGATAGTGACGAGCCACGATTACCTTTTTATAAATCTAAAGAATATAAAATTAAACAAATTAATAATGTATGGAAAATTGATTCTACAGATTTCGAATGGTATGAAAATGAAAATTTTTGGAAACAGATTGACAAATTAATTCCTTATATTGATAGATATTATTTTACTGGCGGTGAGCCAACGGTTAATAAAGCGCATTTTAAATTACTTGAGCATATAATTATGTCTGGTCATTCTCCTTATGTAACACTAGAATATAATTCTAACATAGTAGCTATTCCAAATAAATTATTTAATATGTGGGAAGCGTTTAAATCTGTAGAAATAGGTTGTAGTTTAGATGCTACTGGAGATTTAGCAAATTATTTACGTTATCCTAGCGAGTGGGATGTCTTGAAAGAAAATTTAATAAAAATTGATCAAGCAAAAGCTGATATTGTTGCGGCAGTAGCAACTACTATCAGTGTTTATAATATTAGAAACTTTTTAGAACTTACAGAATGGTTAATAACACAACCATTCAATAAAGTTAAAATCATCCCATCTTACCATGTATTAGAAGGTCCAGCACACATGAGTGTTCAAGTATTGCCTTTAGAAGTTAAAAATCAAATAGTCCAAGAATATGAAGATTTTTACAAAAAAATAGCCAAAATAGACAAGTCTACAGCAATAATTCTGCGTAAAGTTTTTTCAGGGATAATTAACTATATGCTAGCAGAAGACAAATCACATTTATTAACAAATCTTATGTATGCTACTGAAAAATTAGATAAAGTACGTAATCAAGATATAAAAAATTACCTACCTTGGCTTGCAGAAATAATAAATCAAAGGAAATAAAATGTCAATCATTGGATTAGATGCCAATCATGCTCCATTTAAATATTTGGACGAATATGTAGAAACACCAAATTGGGAACAGTTGCATAATGAAGTATGTTTAGGAATTGCTAAAGCTGAATGGAATAAAAAATTTGTGTCTAGCGGAGTACACAAAGATTGGGCTGATGATGAAATTACAACAACTTTTCTTAAACTACAAGAAAGATTAACTCCAGATCAATTACGCATTTTTGTATCATTGGCATCTGTGGATGAAAAAATAAAATTTCTTAACGCACTAACATATACACCGCACCCGTTCTGGGTTATTTTCTTAAGATGGAACAGACGTGTTGAAAAAACTGGTGTGTACAATAAAGCTGTGCCTGAAGATTGTTTTTGGACTGAAAATGCTAAACAATTTCCGTCTTTAGTAAAGTTCATTGAATCTATGCCTTTTGAAGGCATCGGGCGTGTGATATTGTTTATGACTGAAGCAAATAATAAAACAGTTCCGCATTATGATGTAGCTAATGATGCGCAAAGAGCTGAAAAACCAAATGATGACTTTATATGGTTTACTACAAAGCCAAAATCTAAAGGTGTATATGTAATGGATGGCGAAACATTAGATAAAGTTTACCCAGATCCAGATAAACGATTTGTATGGTTTAATGAAATGGATTATCACGGTACTGATCCAGTCAATCATTTTAGTTTTTCAATTAGAATAGATGGCAAATTTAAACCAGGAGTACGCGAAGCACTTACAAAGGGTTAAGTTCTTTATTCCACGGGGTGTTGATAATGCATCTATCTTTATTACGCCACTGATTTACAAATCCTTGGTAATACATTAGTGCTTTTTCTTTAGAAATACTTTGATATGGTAACCAAGCTCGTATATCAAATCCAGCATCAAATAATTCTTTGTTAAAATTTTTCCTATCTTGTTGTAGCCATTCAATATTTTCGCTAATCTGTGTAGTAGGTTGAGGAGAAAAAAATTGTTTAATAATATCAGCACTACGCCATACCTCAACATAATCAATGCTTTTGCTGACAGGGTTACCGACTTTGACTCGCCAAACTAAATTGCCATTTGCAGCAGAATCGTAAAAAATTTGATTATGAGCATTCCAATCTTGTTTTAAATTTGCTGTTTGTTTACGCACATTCATACCTGTTTGTGCTAACGCAGGGTCAAAATAATTATTGTAAAATTTTTCGTTATTTTGAGTATGCTGTATCCAAAGATATCTAATGGCCCACGGCCCTTCATCACTTTCTATTAAAGTATTCATTTCAAGAAGATCCTGATCACCGTAGTTACGTCTTGGAATCACTAGCATATTAAAAATATTTCTTTTTATGTTCGTCCCACTCTTGTTCGTCTAAATGATTAATATTAATTCTAAAAAAGTGTCGAGTAGCAGCTTTTGGGTCAAACGTTAATGCTGTTCTTGAATGTATAAATGAATGATTATCGTAAATAGCAATATCGTTGGTGTCCCACTGGTGTTGATATAATAACTCAGGAACTTTTTCTAAGTGATTAGTCCATTGGCGTATTAAAAAACAATGCCCTTGAGATACTCCATCAATTTTAACATCAGTAATCCAAGCACCCTTTTTTTGACCCCAATTATAATGATTTAATCTCAAAGATTTTGCCCCGGTAATAGGATGTATTTTAAGTAGTGGAAATTCTTTAATGTCTGAGCCTGGCTCGTACCAACTTTGCTGACATACTGTTACACGAGGTATTAGTTCTATCATTTCTGGAGTAAGATATTGAAAACTTTCTTCAAGATTCATCCAACTAGTTTTTCCCGAACGTCCTGGGGTAGGATTTTCTGTAATCCACAAACTTCTAAAAGGATAGGGTTTGTAATCTCTATTTGGAATATCTGAATGCCAATTCATATAAGCATTTGATACCATTTTGGTATTGGCATTGTTAAATGGACTTATAATTTGTACACCGTTTTTAGTCTCTACCTCTTCAGTTACTTCATGCGAATATCTGTAGTCGTCGGTAGTCCATGGTTTTCCAAAATAAAAACTAAATTCTGAATATTGTGCTTTTGTAAAATCAACTTTTTTAAAGAAAATTAATTTTCTTTCGTACGACAATTTGCGCCAGTAATCAGGGCTGTAATTAAAAAATTCTTCCGGGGTATCTAAGTTAATTATTGATCCCCAACTATCTTTTATGTTTGTAATGTTCATGATAACCTTGCGTCTATAATAAAGTTAATTCTGTCTTGGCCACTATGATTTTCCAACCAATGTGGAACATGATTATTAACCCAGTACAATGAATCGACATCAAGGACACAATCTTCATTTCTGATAGCAAAAATGTTATCTTCTGCGGCTGTTACTGTAAAATGAAATCGATCATAGTAACTAAAATATCTACCTTCATCTGTGTGTAAATCTACAGTTGAATGAGCAGCCAATTTACTTACAAAAATCCTGCCAAACTCTACTTGTTTAGCTCCTGTTTTTAGCAAGGTCTCTTCAAACCATTCTATTGATTTTTTAAAAATAGGTAAATCGGCGGTCACAGATTGAGTAACCATCATGTGCTGATTTGTTTGTAAAGTGTTTAGCCCTGGCGGCAAATCTTTTAAATATCTTAAGTGAATTGTTTCTGTGTAGCGCAATGCGTGGGTTACTGTTTGTCTATGCGTACTAAGTTTCCACAAAAATGCGGTACTCGCATCATTGAAATAATTTCTTAATTCGTTGCCTAGCTCTGCATTAGTGTCTAGTTTAAAACTATTCAAATCTTCTTCAAAAAATTTATAAGGACTTACTAAACAATTCATAGATAACCTCCAACTGGGGTATCTTTACGATATTCTCTTTTTAAGTATGTACAACGAATAACAGTATCGGTTGGTAACAAAATACGACTGAATAAAATAGTCCAGAAATTTTGATGTATACATTTAGTTTTTGCTGGTACTATGCATTCATCGAAATAATCATATCTTTCTCTAGCTTCTTTACTAAAGGCAAATCGTCTTAACAATTTGCCGTGTTTTTCTGACCACAAGGTATAAAATCTATATCTACCTTGTTTTTCATTATATTCCATGGCAGCATCTAACAATTTGCGTACATAACTTCTATTGTTTGTAGAACGAATCATAGTACCATACCATACTGGTTCGTTAGGACTAAGATAAAAAGATATTAATGCTATAATTTTACCATCATCATCTTGTAATCCTAATGCTTTATATCGAACAAGCCCTGACAAATATGTTTCCACAAATGAACTGTGATATATTTTCTCAATAGGATTTTTTTCTGTTGGCACAAAATAACTAGCGTGTAAGTCTGTGCCCATAAAATTTTTAGTATAGAACAAATGCACAACCGCATCGATATGAGTATGGTCTAATTCTATAATTTTCATATTTCGCCTCTTAATTGTTTTAATGCTAAGTCGTATGGAACTCCATCCAAACTAAACTCTAATCTTTTAACTTGGTCAAACCCAATGTCTTCGTATGCTTGGCCATTGAATGCTAACAAACTTTCAAAACCATGTTTCTTTTCTTTTTTTCTAAATTGTGAATACATTTTTTCTAGTATAGCATTTTTACTTGATGCTGCTGTTAGTTTATAGTTATATTTGTCTGTTACTAATTTTTTAATACCGTCTGATTCTAAGTAATATAATAGTAATTCGGGGGTATAGCTATACCATTCGTTAACTAATGGAAGATTATACTTTAAACTAAATCGCATAGCACTAGCATCTTCATTTTCTCGAAACGCATAATACCAATAACTACCTGCGGGTTCAACTTGTCTTGTCACTCCAGCTTCGCCGCCCATGACAGCTGGCTGTCCTAACTTTAATATATTTTTGTAAACCATAATATAGGTTAGCTGAGTACTTTGAATTTGCTCGCCAAACTCAGTAGCTTCGCCTGAAAAGAAAAAATCGTGTACATTAAAATCTATAATTTGAAGTTTAACTCCTAGTTCAGCAGCAATAGCTTCGGCCTCGGCGACTTCACTGGCATTATAGTTATTTTCAAATCTAATTACCGCACATTGCGGCTTGAACCCGTTATGTATGAAATTACGCAATACAATTTCACTGTCAGTACCACCTGATAAAAATAGTATAAGATCCTTACCAAAGTCTTCGCGAACTAACTGTGCTGTTCTGTGTAGTTCTTCTTCGAAAGAGCTTGTACGATATTGATCTGGGTCAACAGCTCCTAACGAAACAACAAATTTCTCAACAGGTGTTTCCCGGTAGCCGTATTCTCTGCCACCAATTGTATATTTTAAATGATTCTGATATGTAAAATACATTAGCCCTTGCGATCAGCAAATATTTTTTGTCTACTTTCCTTAGTAGCAATCAATGGTACAAAGAATAAACTTGAATCCCATTCAGACTTCTTACCACTTACTGTAGTGCCGAAGTCATAGGCGCTTGCCTTTTCGTGATGATTATTATGCCAACCTTGACCCCAAGTAATCCACGCAAGAAATGGAACATTTCTACTTTGATCTTTAGTTTCAAAATTTCTATAACCAAACTCTGGTGTATGACAAAATACATTAATATTACTTTCCATATACAAGCTCAATGCCGCTGGCACAATAAATCCAAACAACAATAACTGCCAAGAAATTAACCCAACAATAATGTAAGTTCCTAGTACAATCCAATTATAGTGTTTAGCAATCCAAACGTGCATAGGATCTTTGAGTAAGTCTATAGCAAACTTAGGATTGAAATATTGATCCCAGTCGTATAACCAACTATGCCAAGCGTACCACCAGCCTTTAGTAGGACTATGCGCATCCTTTTCTGTGTCGGAGTATCTGTGATGGCTGCCACGGTGTATTGCCGCCCATCCTAGCGGGCTACCTTGTAAACTTAAACAGGATAACCAAAGCACGATTGGTTTTAACCCCCATCGTAATTCGATAGCCCGATGGCTTACATAACGATGTAACCCAACAGCAACACCTAATCCTTCGATGAGTATCCAACCGATTAACACTTCTAAAGCATTGATCCATGTGAAATCAAAAAATATCAAATAAGCAAGTGTGCCAAACCAGGCAACAGCATGAATAGGATACAAGACATAGTAAAGGAAGGAATTTGTTTTAGGCATAGCTTTATTTAAGTAAATATCACACGATGATAAAAATAATCGACTTCTCTACCAGATTTGATAACGTATTGTGGACCGATTGCCAAAAATATATTTTGGAATCAACTGACGAACTCAAAGACAATTATATTAATCTAGATCCGCGTGAGTTTGTTTCTTTTCCGGTTGTAATAATCGATAATAAAGTTGTTTGTTTTAGTGCGTTACAAATCAACGAAGAACGTTGGGGCAAGGGTATTGGAAGATGTAGTACTAGAATGTGGATTCATCCGGATTATAGACATGGATTAACCAAATTTAATGGCGGAAACAAATTTCTTAATACTACTTACTGCTTGCCTTTACAATTAGCAGCCGCTAAACTAAACAACTTAGACTGTGTATTTATTAGTAGAGAACATAACTTATTGGGGTTCGCCGAGTACTCGAAGTTAATCAAGATTAACTGCAACACTGGTTTTTTACTCGAATCTAAAAAATACAATGTGTGCGGTTCATTGGATCCAGTGCCTGATAGTTGTAAACAATGGGTCATGATACATTATTTGACAGATAGTGGCGAAGAATGTTGGAATAGGAATATGAAAAAATATGTTTTACAAGAATAATTGGTTTTCGTGGACGTATGACAACGGTCCGGAGTATGGACCAAAGTTACACCCAACTGCCGAATTTAAAATAATACTTAGAAATACTATCAATCGTCCTTTGAAAAGTTATTATGAGGAATTATTGGAAAACGGTAGAGTTATTAGAGATACATTTTCTGGCCCTCTTGATTTATTGTTTTCGGGCGGGGTAGATAGTGAAATTATTTTAAGAGTCTATAAAGATTTGGGTATACCGATTAATGTTTATATTTTTAAATATGAAAATGGTTATAACCTTCCAGAATATACTCAAGCACTTAAGACTTGTACTGATCTAAATGTTACTCCTAAGATTATAGACTTTAATTTACAAAAGTTTTTTGAAAATGAAGCATACGATATACAACAAAAAGTTTTTGCTGTAGAATCAGGGCGATTGCCACATATGAAGTTAACTGAGTATTGCGATGGCTTACCTATTATAGGTAGTGGTGAACCATATATTAGACGCACAAGTCGAAATATGAATAAAAAATATCCTTGGGTGTTTGAATTAGATGAAAAGTGTCATCACTGGTCGGTATATCATAAGACTATAAATCGTCCTTGTATAACTGATTGGTATGAATATTCACCTGAGCTAATCTTATCTTATTTTAATTTACCTTTTGCACAAAAATTATTAAATGACGAAGTACCAGGAAAATTATCAAATGAATCTACCAAATGTCAGATACACCAAGAGTATTGGCCTGATTTAGACTTGCGACAAAAATTAGTAGGATTTGAAGGCCCGGAACCTGATAAATCTAAACCACTGGTTCAACCGTTTATGCTAGAATTTGGAAAAGAACATATTCGTGGAGTCGTTACCGCAAAGTCCTACACTTTTTCAAAAGAGGAATTATTCAAGCAAATTGGATCATAGTACTTGACAAATACAGCTTGATCTGTTATAATTTAACATAATTTATGATGAATAACACTAAAAATAATTATATTCGTGCTACCGGTAGTGGAAAAACTTGGCAATTAAATATGGATCCATTGCCTACTAGAGTTGATAATTATTTTATCGAAAGTTGCCGAGCTGCGGAAGAAATTTATGATGTTCGACAAGGTAAAGTGCATATTATGTACAGCGGCGGCATTGATAGTGAACATGCGTTAAGTACTTTTTTACATTTAGGCATGGATATTATACCGGTGATTATTAAACTTAATAAAGGCCACAATGATCATGACACTAGCTACGCATTTAAGTTTTGCGAATTAAAAAATATTCAACCATTAGTAATAGATATCGACTTTGATCATTTTGTAAAGTCGGGCAAGATGTTTGAAATACAACAAGTTATAAAAACTTCTATGTTTGCTCGTACATGGTTTGCCTATGCAGCTGAACAATTGCCTGGTACTGTTATTTTTGGCGACGGAGAGCCACATATTATTAAACACCCAACTACAAATGACTGGTATTTTGATATGTACGAATACGAATTTACAGTATCTAATTATTTTCAACTTAAAGGCATTCACGGAACGGCAAATGGCTTTAGTTGCTATCGTCCAGAACAAACTGCATCTTTTTTAATTGATCCTGCAATGAAACAACTTGCAAATAATCAAATGCCAGGATTAACAGAATCATCTACAATCAAGCTCGATGTCTATAATCGATATAGTAAGTATAATTTAGAAGTTAGGCCAAAATATTATGGTTACGAGTATTTGCGAGAAAGTGATTTGGCTCAGGAGGCTAGAAAAGAATTTGCAAAGATTATTGAAGCTGGTAAACAGTGGAACGGAAAATCGTTCAAAGAATATAATACATTAACAAAGGATATTGAGTATGTTTAAAAATGCACCTAATATATTTGCTCATATATCGGCGTTAAAAAATGGACACTTTGTAGTACAAGATGAAATTATTTTTAACAACAATGGTCAATATACTATAAAAAGCAGAGAATGCCCGCATCGCGGATACATTATGCAAGAACCGGGCGATGTTGTAAAAACTGTTGTATGTAAGATGCACGGATTTGCCTGGGACAATGAAGGAAAACCATTAGATAATATAGCTGAACCATGTCGCAATCATTTTTATAAACTTTCGCATCACGGTGAATTAGAAGCAGGCAAGACCGGGGTATTGTTTCATAATTTTAAAGAACAACCAGGTTCTGAGTGGGCTCGAGAATTATCTAAAATAACTGATTTAGAATTTGTTAAGACTGTATCAGGTGAAAGTCCTGGCAGTCGACTATGGATGATGGAACAATTAACAGATGTACTTCATTTCAAACAAAATGGAGTACACCCTAGACAGAGTTTAGAAACTCCAATGGACTTGTTAGAACAAACATTAGAAGAAGGCTGTTCAGTACAGAAAAATACCAATGTAAACGGTGTTGTGGGTTATTGGGTGTTTATATATCCTGGGTATGGCATCGAATTTGAACCAGGTAAATTAACTATTACTAGAATAATACCCAAAGACAACAAAGAAGAATTTGGATTTTACTGGGAAATGCAATTTTATTATTCACCGTGGGTAGATAAAAACGAAAGAGCTGAATGGGAAAAGAATATTGAAACATACTACGAAGATGTAACTGCGGTTGAAAAAATTAAACGCCCTTACTTCCCACTAAAGAAAATGGTTAACAAATTTGAAGAGCAGATGTACGATTGGGGACAGTGGTATATTAAAAATAAAACGAAAGTTTAAATTTCAGATTTAACACCCCATTTAACCTGTTGCCAAACTCGTTCGTGTATGTAATAAACAACTGCGGTAATAAGATTTTTCGTAATTCCTATGTTTAATGCAGTCATAAAGTTACCAATGACGGCCCACTTAGTCAAAGTTCCAACAGTAAAAATCCATACTTTATAGGTAATTGTTTTTACAGCAGTTCGTTTGTTACTTTCTTTATGGTCTACTATGGACCACTGTAACTTAGACCATACATATTCGTGAATATAAAATCCAATAAATGTAGTAGTACTATTGGCTATTACTACAAATAGTGCAGTTTCTTTACTACCTGTAAAAAATAATGCAGTAAAATATCCTACAGTCATTGCTAATATTTTAAAGGTAACTGCCTTGGCAAATATTCTTTTTTGTGTATCCATTATTTAAAAGTTCCAATATAGTAAAGAGGAGAAATACAAATTCTTTGTTTTAACAACCCACTAAATGCGTTTGTATGAACATTTTTAGTCCACTCATCAAAATAATATTGCCAACGATCAATCCATGGCTGTATTTCTTTGACTTTGAGATAGTACTTATCGCGTTCTCTAGCAACTGAATTAAATTCGTTGGCTCTTCCAGCTTGAAATTTTGTATGATCCCAGGTTGAATAAATCATTTGTTTTTGTATGGTTATCATTTCCTGAGTTCTGTATGAATTTACTTTTTTTTGATTTTCTGCTTCGATTAAGTATCTTTGATCGGTGTGTTTTTGAAAATAATCAAACAAACGATACGCCTGCTCAAATGGCAGTTCAGGCATGTCTATTGCCCAATAAAATAATTCATTGTTTACATCAACCCCTTCTAATTTGTCAAGTACTACAGATGACCCGTCAGTAAATATCATAGAACAAGTATTGCCTATTTTAAGAATACTTGGTTTGTCTATGCCAAAAATGTTAGCAACTGATTTTCCTTTATGCAATAATTCTTTCTGATTATTTGAATATGCTTTTCTACGGAGTAATTCAAAGAGAGAAACATATTGCCCAGCATTGATAAAAGTATCATCGTTAACTACTTCCTCAATAGGTGTTTTAAACATATCTGAAACTGTAATTTTAATTTCTGGATGATTTGTTGCCAGCCATTGTAGTACTGGTTTAGTAACATAATCCCATTCTGAAAAAATATTCTCGGCACCTTTTATGTAAGTGTTTGGTGTATAGATTTTTGATTCAATTTCTTCACTACGAAAGGTACAGATTTCATCTAATTTAATACCATTGTTAATAAAAGTCATTAGTATGTTGTGACTATCCGATCCACCTGAATAGTGTAAAATTAAATAATCATACTTGTCGCGTAGTTGTTGAGCACGGGCCGCATACAGTTTATCTAAATTAGTAGTACCTAGCTTGTCCTTATGAGTACTAGCAAAGTTAGCCCATAAGTCGTCATGGAATATCCATTTTAACGGTTCTTTAAATTTTGTCGCATGAAGTAGGGCCTGAGACTTACTAGTAAAATTAAAATCTCCAACAGTATAATACCCTAATGTAGTTTCTTGAAAAATAAAATATCTCCGTTAGATAATTGATACTGGAAGGCCAAATTTATAAGTTTCGCCAATCTTGTAATATTTCATACTTAGATTAAACTTTATTGGCAAATTAGTTTTATGATCAGTAGTGTAATATTTCTGATCTATACCGTTGAAAAATAACTTAAAATCAGATTTCATCATTTGCCAGGTAGCGGTATCTTTGTGAAGTTTTTCAAACCAAGCATCATGTTGTGCAAAAAATGCCGTGGTAGGTTTTTTTGCTTGGAATACTTTTTTATCCAACATTGGATATATAGCCGGTACTATACCTCTTTCAAAAAATCCTGCTTCCCAGTTTGGATCAGTTTCCCAACGCCAACCTTTGCTAATTTTTGGAATTATATTTTTACTATTGTATATCATATTATTATACAAATGTAAATTTTCAGCACGACTAATATAACGAGCTGTTACATGGGCTTGTTTAACCATGAGCCTTGGTAAATCACCGTTGTAATAAAATAATTCAACAGATGCCATTGGATGGTCTAATGCTGGAAAACCGTTGTTAACTAAAATATCTCTAAATAACACATAATAAGAATTTTTATGTTCTACAAGGCATGGTTTATCTAAACCATACAAGAAACAAATTCGTTTACCACTATCGGCAATTTTCTTTAAATGATTATATTCATCTCGTTCTAAACGATAGCGAGCGGCAAAAGTAGGATGAATGTAACTGCCTGATTTCCACAGCCATTCATCGGTTTTGTATTCAAGCATATCTTCAAAGTAATCGTGTATAGTTACTTTTACTGTAGGATGCTTAATAGCTATTTCTTTTAATTCTGGCAGTTGTGCTAATCTTGTTTCGCTAATTGTGTTTTCTGCTCGAGTATCGTTAGTATCTTGCCAATTTTTGAGACCTGATACTGGTGCGCCGGCTACTATTTCATCTAAATATATATTATTTTTTAAAAAACTATATACCATATTAGTGCTATCGGCTCCGCCACTAAAAAAAGCTACTATGTAATCGTACTTGTCTCTTAATTGTTGTGCTCGTTGTCGATATAATTCATCTAAACTATCAGTAGGCTCATCTGTCCAGTCCGTGGCTTTATAAACATCGTCGTGAAAATACCAGTCTATATTGGCTTTAGTTTTATTAGCCTCGTATATAGCAGCTACTTTTTCTAAAATTATTTGGCCGTTAACTGTATAGTATCCGGTATTAAATGACATTATTTTTTAATTAGTTTGGCAGCAATTATACAACTTAACAGTGATAAAACTAAACCATATGACACAAAATACATATCATATGTTGGATTTTTTAATAATCTACCCATCCAAGAAATATATAATGCGCCGCTAATAGTTACAATACTGCCATAAAATACAACAACTTCTTTCATTTTTATCTGATAAATTTGAAAAACCATTGGAATAAACATACTAGCACGAACTGCGCTCATAAACATAAAAATTGACCATACTTCAACTTTACTCCAACTTATTAACCAAGCTATTAAAAAGAATACTACCATAATAATACGAACACTAGTAGTATCTTCTTTTTTAATCCATTCTCTACTAATAAGACTACCGATGTAATTTAAGCAACTGTCTATTACGGTACTAGTTTGTCCAATTAATAACACACCAAATGCTGTAATTGCCAGTGGTCCATATAAATCCATAATTCCAACTAAACTACTTAATTCAGGCGCCTTAAGTTCTAAAGCATGGGCTTGTGCGTATAGTCCAAAGGAACCTAACGCAAATACCATGGCCGAAAATAAAAAGAAAGCAATAATATAGCTAGGCCAGATATTTTCTTTAGGCATACTAAATGATTTTTGCCAGAATGCTCCGTGACTTGCTGAACCTAGTAATATACCACCTAAGTAAGCTAACCCAAATGTAGTTAAAAATTTATCGTTGAATACTGTAGTAAGATTATTTTTGCCAAATACGGAATAATCAAAACCACCTTTAAGCATTCCAAACAACATAATTCCTAAAAACAAGAACCATAAAGTGGTTTGCACAACTCCAGTGTAAATGCTTGTGCGGATACCGCCTTTTGCTGTAAACGCCAATGTAATTAATCCAACAGTTAAACTAGCATATATTGGATCAACAACTGCGCCTACACCGGCAAACGCAAAAAATTTGTTAATAGCAGTAAACGCTAACAATATACCCGCTAGTGAAACAATAGTAAATGAAATTTGATAAAAAATACTAACACGACGACTAAAATTAGTTTTAATATACTCGGTCAACGAATAGCCATCGGGGTATAAATTACGAATACGATATGTTAATGCGGCTGTAATAATTAAACAAAATGCGTTAGGTAATACAAACCATATTAGTCCAATAATTCCCCAATTATACGCTGCAGCTGGGGCAATAAACAATGCTATAGCCCAAAACCAATGACTATTAATAGCCATAGCCGACGATACAAGTTTAAGAGATCTATTTGCGTATAAAAAGTTAGTGGGCGTATTTGCCCAAACTTTACCTACATAAAAAAAATATACAAAAAAAGAAAATAAAAATACTAAAGAAATTTCAAAAATCATTGCGCACCTTTAAATTATAATGTATATATCCTATAATAGCCTACACTACAAATTTTAAAGATGTTGAATTTTTAATTTACGATATAGTTTCGTTAAGAGTAGAAGTAATGCCATTGGCTTTATTGTATGCTACTCTAGCTACTTGCTCTGGTAGTTTAGCACGGGCTGACATCCAATTAGCATAATTTTCTACAGTATCAAAAATGATTGCTGCCTGTCTAGTATCTGAAGTAGGATTTGTTGTTGTTTGACTAATAAATCCTGGTTGTGATTTAGTAAATGCGTTGATTGCATCGGTTAATGCTTTATTAGCATCAGAACTTTGAGGGAAAAACTGAACCCCGCTAGGTTTAGTAGAATTAATTGTTAAAGTAACCGCCATGTTAATAACTCCTATTAATATGTTATTTAGTGTAAATCTAACTTAATTTGAATAGTTTTTCAGCATTACGAAAAGCTATATTTTCTATATCTTGTTGAGAAAGCCCGGAAGCGTATAAATCGCTAGTATCTTTCCACTTGTTTAATCCGCTAGGGTCGTGGTGTGGATAATCTGTACTAAACAGTAATCGTTTTGGACCAACATATTCCATTAAAACATTAAAACTAGGCTTCATTTCTATGTCAATAGTAAAATATATATTTTCTTTGATATAACTAAAAGGATGATTTTTACATTTATATAGACTTGGATCACGAGTATAAGACTCTGCTATATTCTTCAAAATTTTGCCTATCATTAGTTGGGCGCCTTCTGTTAGTATTATTTGAAGTTTTGGATGTCGGTCGAATATATTGTCAGATAATAAATCATAAACGCCCATCTCTAATCGACCTACAGGTTTATTATTTGCAATAAGTTTAATGCGTTCTGGTAAAGAATATGCTATATCGTGCTGCATTGAAAAATGCGTGAATATAACAATATCATTCTTTTCACACATATCGTAAAATTCCTCCATACGGTCGATGACTGACCACGGGACATCTCCTTTTGTAGTAGGATCGTACACAGTATAATGTAAGTATGCTACTTTAAAATTATTATCAATAGCCCACTGTAATTCTAACAATGCCATATCCATATCTTGAAATGGCAGTAATGCGACCCCAAAGAATCTGTCTGGATATTGATCTACGATATTTTTAACTACTATATTATAGCTATGGGCCATGGCAGCTCCAAGATTTTTTTCGGTTGAATAGTTAAACCTCATAGCTCGCTCCTGCGGAGCAAGCAATTGCATATCAACTTTCATCTTTGCTAAATCTTTAAATCTTTCGACTATGTTAGTAAGCCCGTATAAATCGCAATGAAGTGTATCTGGTTTGCTGTCGGTTTTGTTTATAATTGGATCTTTAGCATATTGTATATCAAACAATCTACCATCTTTATCAAAAAATAGCTTAGGCAAATCTTGTTTAAGGTTGTCTGGCACAAAGTCAAATATTTCTGGGGGAATAATATGACTGTCACAATCGATTATTTTCATATAATTATTTAGCTACCCATTTTTTATAAGTAGGGACTATTACTCGTTCTACGTAATCAGACTTTCGATTCATATCAACATTGTATCCTTGATTTTTAAAATATTCGTAACGGTTAGCTTTTACAAATCCAACAGTTAGAGCGTCTGATAAATTGCGAAAATCTGTAGTATCGCGATTAACTGCCATGCTAAAAAAGTTAACTAAATTTGCTGTAGGAGCATATTTGTGTAAACTAGGCACATCGTCTATAGAGTCAGCTTGTGCAACTCCTAAAATACGAACCGCTTGTTCTTTTTGTTTAAAGAATCCATACGCATCTGATTGCATATCAACATGACCACCTAACAATGCTGTATAAGCTTCAGAACTTCCTTTAAATCTTATTGCTTGTATATCGTGATGACTATATTTTTTTATTTCTTCAACTAACATATTATGAGATTCACCGGCAACAGCAATATTAATTCGCTGTCTTGGTATGGTCTTGTCAAACAACGCACTCAATGATTTAAATTTACTTTTAGAACTAACACCTATTGCTAGCGGGCTGGACAATACTGGTCCAACGAATCTTAATTTATCAATAAAATTATTTTCAGGATTGACTATAGCTTCAAATAGTATTTGCCCGCCTGAAATTCCCAAAGCTATTTTAGCAGAAGGTGGTTGAGCAAAAAAACTTTTTAAGGCAATGACACCATTTGCTCCTGGTTTATTTTCTACTATAAATTTAAAATCAGTATTAGCTTCGGCATCGGCAGTAAGAATTCTAATAATAGTATCGGTTCCGCCCGGACCGTAGCCTACGGTAACAGTTACTTCGTTAGGAGCAGCTAAAACGGATGTAGTTAAAAATAGTAATGCTAAAAGTATTTTTTTCATACTATTACTTATTTTGTTGCTTGAGTTGCCATAAAAAAGCCCTCATTATGAGGGCTTTGATGTTATTACTAATGTTGTTTAAGCATTTTTGATACGATTAACCAAATTATCGGAAAAGTATGTAGTATACTTGTCGTAGATTGGAGTCATCATAGATTTGAATTTAGCAACTTCTGCATCGTCCCACTTAATAACATTAACACCGTTGGCACGGCACTCTGCTTCAACACGAACAGCATCTTCGACACTTTCGACACGCTCAATCTTAGCACTAGCTACCCCAGCGGCTTTCATAGCGGCTTGTTGTTCTTCTGTTAATGTATTCCAAAACTCGCGATTAACAATAATACTAGTACAAGAAATATTGTGCTCCATATCATTGATGAATGGTAATGCTTTGTCGTTGTTTAATGGATAGTAACGTGTGTAAGTACACTCGCCAGCTTCTACTTCACCGGACAATGTGCGTTCTGTTAATTCTTCAACTGGGAAGAATGTAGTTTCAGCACCTAACGCATCAAATGTGTCTTTGATAACTGGTCCACTACTAACACGGAACTTAACACCTTTAAAATCTTCTACACTAGCAATAGCTTTAGTAGCAGGAATAGTTCTATAACCACCGCTGTATGTAAATGCCAATGCCTTAATCTTTTCGCCACCTTCGGACTCTAATTTGCCTAAAAGTTCAGCACCAATTTCGCCATCAAACACACGAGCTGCATGGTCATGGTCTTTAAACAAGAATGGCATATCGATAACATTCAATGTGCGGGAATAACGATCCGCTAACCATGTTGTGTATAATTGACTTACTTGAATCTTGCCAGCTTCCATTAAATCTAATACATCTTTTTTGCCGACTGGAACGCCATTGTTGTACTTTTCACTGTATTCAGTGTCAGTAAGTACTTCAATTTCAATTTGTCCTGGTACACGCTCTTCCAAAGCATCTTTGAAAAATTTAGCAGCACGGATGAACAAATATGCTGGATCGTGGGCAATAACCCAGGTAATTTTTTTAGTTTGACTCATTTTATCTCCTTTAGATAATACAGTATTATTTAGCCTTTGCAAATAATTATATCCCTAAATTTGGGATGGTTTTATGTACAATTCTTTAAATTTTTCTAAACTACCTATAACATAGGAGTTACGATAGTTTATAAAACCATTTTTATTACCCTTAGGAAACAGATATTTGGGGTTTATGGACTTGTAAAAATTTTCAAAATCGCTAATTACTAATTGATTTATTCTAGTATCTTTGTGCAAATCGTGAAACCAATTATCATGATCCGCCATGAAGAAGTCCTTAGATTTTTTAGCTTGGAACACCTTAGTCATATCTAAATCTGGGTATATAATAGGAACAATAGCCCGTTGGTAGGAGCTGTTTTCGTATTGTGCCTTAACTTCTGGCGGACTATCGTGATTAAACATAAGACCTTTTATGTATTCATATCTTGGTTGCAAATGAATAGCTTTAATAATTTCGTGAGATTGTTTTATTAATATTTCAGGCATAGTAGGAGTTGAATAAAACAATACAATGTCCGCATTATCATAGAAATCTTCAAATGGTTGCCTTGGTACATTTACTCCCACATCATAAATTGTACTTATAAAGTGACCCTTGATAAGTTGTACTTGAGGTTTTTCTGATCCATATATGATAGCAATTTTTTTACCTTGATCCGCTAGAGCCTTGAGGTGTTTTAGCTTATCAAGTCTATACCTGGCGGCCGTAGTTGGGTGTACAAAATCAGAAGATTTCATGATCCACTCGTCCGTTTTAAACTCTAACATATTTTCAAAAAAGTCATTAATTGAAATTTTTATCTCGGGATGATTTTGCGAAACTGTTTGTAACGCTGGCATTGTAGTAAGTAACCATTCGCTTGCGTTATTAGCAGAATTTGTATCTAGGCTTGCTTTGAAATCACGCAAACCTGATAAAGGAATACCTGCTACAATTTCATCTATCTTAATGTTATTGTTTAAAAAAGAATACAGTACATTTGTACTATCTGCCCCGCCGCTGAACATAATTACTACATAATCGTATTCATCTCTAATCTGTTGAGCTCTAATTTTAAAAAGTTCGCGCAAAGATAATGTAGGTTCGATGCGCCAATCGACTTTTCTAAATTTATCTTGATGAAAATCCCAACTAATATCAGCACTTGTATGATTAGCTTCCAAGATAGCTTCTATCTTGTCAAAGAATATTTTTTCATTTACTTTATAGGATCCTAAATAGTCTTTCATGTAGTGAACTCCATAAATTTTGTATAATGTCCTATGTTATATCTTTGTCGAAATGTTATAAAGCTATTTTTGTTTAAACCAAGATACTTTGGGTGTATGTTTTTATAAAATAGTTTGAAATCACTTTCGACCATCTGATGTATGTGTGTTCCTTTGTGTAGGATATTAAACCAATCGTGTTGAGGCGACAAAAATGATATAGCTGATTTTTGACATTGAAATACATTATCATATGTTGTAGGATATATAGCTGGCACAATGCTTCTTTGGTAATCACCTTTGACAGTACCTGCTTCTTGAATTCGGTCTTCATGCCATAATTTAACACCGCCCATTTGCTTAACTAAATCAGTTAACCATAAGTTTTCTTTTTTATGAATGAACTTTGCTACAGCGTGGCTTTGTTTTACTAACATTTCTGGCAGTTCAGGTCCCCAGTAAAATATTACTCGACTAACATTAGGATAATCCTTATCAAAAGGTTGAACTGCGTTATTAACACCTAAATCTGTAATAAGTGTACATAGACTACCATCGTTGTTATATCTTATTATAGGTTTATCGATACCCCATACTATAGCAATGCGTTTTCCTTGTTCTGCTAAATCTTTAAGATGTTTAAATTTATTTAGATCTCCTTTAGCATTAATTACAGGATTGACCCAGTCTAAACATTCATATAACCATTTATCTGTTTGATATTTGGTAATATCTTCAAAGTAATCATTAATAGTAATTTTTATATTTGGAAAACTAGTTGCAATTTCGTTTAGCAACGGAAATAGCGCATATTTTGTTTCGCTAATAGTGTTACTAACTGAAGTATCTTTATCGTTCCAGTTCCAGTTATTCAACCCTGACATTGGGGCAGAACCAATAATTTCATCTATATGTATGTTATTATTTAGAAAAGTTTTTACAACATTAGTACTATCGGCACCACCACTACACATGATGATAACATAATCATAATCATTTCGAATTTGTTGAGCTCTGATTTTGTAAAGAGCATCCAATGAAAGTGAAGGTTCCTCCTGCCAATTAATACGATTGAATGTATCGCAATGAAAGTCCCAAGTGACATCTGATAAGTTTGTTTGCGCCTCTAGTATTGCTTGAATTTTATTGGTAAATTTTTTACCATTAGCACTATAATATCCTAGGTCAGCTGTCATGTCTGGTTAATCTAATAAAACAATATTTAGCGCATGGTCTGTTAGCAACAAATTAAACTGCTCTTGCAACCATTCGGTATTGTTTATATTAGCCAACACTTCTGTGTTATCAGTATTATCCTGCCCAAACTTTTTACCAGCTAGAGCTCCTTTAATTGCCCAATCTCCAAACGGTTTATCATTGCCTACAGAACACCATATCTCTAAACGCTTTTTGCTTTCTCGGTTTAGTTGTCGTTTTAATATGCCGCTAGCTAGTTTAGCGCATTCTCTAAATGCACTCCTGAATGTGTTAAATGCGTCTGTGTTAAATTCGGTAGTGTTACTTACTTGTGACATAACTTTAAATTTACTACTAATACTAGTAGTCATATCTGTACTCGATGGATCAACAGATAGCGTTAACTCTTTAGGTAATAATTTTACACCACCATATCCATATTCTAATCCATTTACTGGATTTTGACTACGCCATACATGAACGCAATCTCTATCAAATATTCCAGGTTGATAGTCAAAGCTCCAATCATCATTTAAATAAGCATCTCCGTCTACTACATAAAACATATCAGCGGCAACTAATTCGGCAGCACATTTATGGGCATTAACTATTCCCTTAACTCCGTTTACACGAAATGCTTTTGGCGATTTTTCTAAAACTCTTTGCCAGTTTTCTTCTGCGTTAGGTTCGTTGTAACTTATAAACACTACATCTAATGGGGGTAAATTAACTTTAATATTACCAACAATCTTAGTACCTTTTGGTTTAGCGGGCGAAATTTTGGCTGCCCACACATCTTTAACTTCGTTACTTAACTTGCTATCAATCATCCATACATGCTCGTACTCTAACTCGTAATACGGTATATTTTCTAATATTGTATATTCTAAATTAGGCAATTCTGGGTTATATACTATCTTTGGTGACACATACCCCATATCTTTTAATGGCTTTTTGTCTCCACCTCTTAGTTTAACCTTGGCTACCCATACCTTATCTCCGTTTGGCCTAAATTTAGGATCTAAGTACCACACACATTCGTATTTGAAATCTTCATAAGTTATATTAAAATTTTTGTCATATTCTATGTCAGGAATGTCAGGATTACGAATAACTCTAGTATGAACATCGGGAGTAACATATCCCATGTCTTTTAATAATTTAGTACCACCTCCTCTTGTTTTAACTTTAACGGCCCATACTTTGTCACTGTTCGGAGTAAACTTATTATCTAAATACCACACACATTCGTATTTGAAATCATGCCACGCAATATTAAAGTCTATAGGATATTTTAACTCGGGAAGGTCGGGATTATATATTATACGCATATGAACATCTGGAGTAATATGACCCATATCCTTTTCTCCCACCGGTTCACTGTTTTGTAGGCGGCATTTCATAATCCAAATTTTATCTCCATTTGAGAATTTAGGATCTATGTACCATATCATTTCATATCTTAAATCATATAAATCATTAATATCTGGTGTATTAAATTTAATATTAATATCGACATCGGGATTATATTCCCACTCAAGCTCAAGGTCAACTTCAAAATATTTCTGTTCAATAATCCAGTTTTTTGTAAAATGTTTGGCGATCCAGATTCCATTGTATTTCCAAACAATACATCGATCAGATTTTATAAATGGCAATGATTTTATGTTTTTATAAAATTGAAACCCTTCAAAATCAGGATTGGCTATTATAAATTCATCGTATCCTTGCCCTAAATTATACAACTCTAGGTCAAATGCTTTGGCATCGCCTTTCCATTCAATTGTTTTTATTTTTTTAATAGGAACATAATATGCGTCAATCATATATCTTTAATCCAGTTATAATATTCTTTTAAACCTTTGGTTAAATCAATAGTGGGGTAATATCCAAAATCTGATTTCGCTCGCATAATATTTAACTGACCTCGAATAGGAAAGTTAAAATCTCGCTTATCAACACGCACTGATCCTTTGCCAACTATGTCGACAACTAGATTGGCAGCTTCTAAAAGTGTATAAGATTTACCGCGAGCTATGTTGTAAGTAGTGTTTGATGTATTGTCACTTATAGCGGCTAAAGCTATCCCCATGGCAGCGTCATCGATATAAGTAAAATCTAAAGAATCGTTAACACCATTAACAGTTAATATATCATCACGCATAGCGGCAGTTAAAAATTTACTAATTACTCTATCTTCAACGTCGTGTGGACCATAAACAGCACTAGGTCGAATAATAGTATAATCTAAATCATATTGTCTATTATAATCTTGAACTAACATTTCTCCGGCAAATTTTAATATGCCGTATTGACCAAAAGGCTTACAATCAGAACTTTCGTCAATGCCATCGCACAAATCTTGTTTGTTAAAATTTCCATAAACCATGCTAGAACTAACATACACAAACTTTTTAACATTATGTTTTACGCTAAGTTCTAATAAGTTAAGTAATCCTTCGATCATTACTCTACTTCCTGCAGCAGGATTTTTATTTACAATTTTTTGTCTGGGAAAACTAGCAAGATGTATAACAACATCAACTCCCTCAAATATACTATCGTCAAAAGGTTTTTCAATACTAGCAATACAAATATCGCGAGTTTTTATTCTACATAAACGTTCAAGCATTATATAATCTAATTCTGCTTTGGGAATAATATCGTAGTCAGTTTTATTATCAATAATAGCACATTCATGCCGAAAACTTTCAAGTACACGAACTACATTGTGGCCTATAAAGCCCAGCCCACCAGTTACTAAGATTTTTGCCATTTAAGTGCCCAAAAAGTTTGATCCTGTTCGTTGAGTCGAGCAATTACATAATATGTATGACCAAACGTGTACGGATTAATTACTCGATGCCAAAAAGGAGTTTCTATAGCATGTTCCATAACCCATTGCCCTACTTCTGAATTTTGCCACTCAGATAATGGCTGGGCGGCGTAGATATCTGGATCCTCAACATCACCCATATTAAATTCGTGAACTTTAACATCAGAAAATTTAACTGCTTTATCATTGATGAGTTTCCACTCGGGTGCTTTAAATAATTTTTCTGCTGTTGATGAACGAGTTGAAGGGCGGATTCCCATAGTACATTGTAACAAAACTTTAGGTCTTTTACAACCTAAAGTTTTCCCAATATCTTATCAGTTTCTGGTTGAACTAGTGCTGCTACACTTTTAATATCAACTACAAAATCAACATCTTTGATTTGATCATCCAATTCCCCAAATGTACGGGTTACCAGTTGCTCAATATCTTCAATTTGTAAACCTTGTTTGATTAACGTGTGTAAGTTGATGGTGCGTTGTTTGCCATCAGTTAATTTAATTACAATTTTTTTAATACACTCCAGTGGAACATCTGTTTTATTTACTTCTTTAACAATAATTTCCCACTGGTCCAACAATTCATCAATTGGCTGCATCACTCACCGCAGACTTGGCTGGACGACCACGACGTCTAGGAGCTTCTACTACCGGAGGAGTCCAAGTAGCTTCACTTGGTGTTACACCTGGTACCATACGTTCAGCATCTTTCTTCATGCGTGAGGCTTCTGCAATCATAGCATTAGCTTCTTGTTCCATGCGTTTAGCTTGTGTTACCATGTTGGCGGCAATCTGACGGTCATTTAATACACCGTCTTGGGGTGCTATAAGTGGGTTAGGTGCTTGGAAACGAGATTCAGCAGATTGTTGTTTAGCAAGTTGTTCTTCTTTATAGCGAGCTTCGGCAGCACGTTTAACGGAAGGATCAACCATGCCACGACTAGCTTCGTTTTCTTCCATTTTTTTACGAGCTTCTTCGCCTTGATTCATTTCGTTAATTAATTTATTAAGTTCATCTAAACGGACGTTGGCATTAGTGGTGGGTGTCATAATAACATCGGCACAACGAATTTTCTTAATCATGCGCTCGCTGTGTAGTGTTTCGAGAATAGGACGACCATCCGGAAGTAATGAACGATGTAACGCATCGGCCAGTTGATTAGCTTCTTGGCCAACAGGACTTTCTACAACTTTCTGAATAGCATCTTGCCATGCAGCATTGAGTACTTCGGGATAAATTACCAAACACATATGAGTGTCGCCCGGAACTTCACGATATAGTACTAATACTTTACGGTCATTATTTCTACCTACGTGTTTCATCATTTGTGCCATGTTAATCTCCTTGGGTCATGTCACTGGGTAATGAATCATCAGTGGCGTTTGGCGTTTCTCCATTTTCGGAAGTAGCGGCTGCCGCTTGGGCTTGTTCCACAACCGTGTTTAGAAAAGTTGTAAGTTTGTCAAAGACAATTCCAACTTGTGTTAATTCAGCACCGCGAAATGCTCCGCGTTGTGCTGCAAGATCTACTATACCACGAAGAGCATCGAGATCAGCTACAGTAATTTGAGTTTGAGTAGTATTTTCCATACAGATATTTAATATAAATTATTCGACGGCAAAAATAAAATACCCCTATTTTTGGGGTATTTTGGATAAGTTGACTGCTAGTTTTACTTGTTTAGTGCTAAATTTAACCAAATTAACCCAGCACTAATCGATGCTCCGATATAATCGCCGCGGCCGAGTTCATTTAATAGGCACTCCTATAATAAGTTTGATTAAAACAACACTTAATACAAAAATAGCTAACCAAACTGAAATAAATATTCCTAGTAAAGAACCAGCTTCAATAAATTTATCTAAATTATTCATTGGTTAGTTTCCTCTTCGTAATATGCATGTTGCCCAAATGGTGGTTCAATTGTTTTACTTCCATGAATAATAAACACAGTATCACAATAGTTTTCATCACCCCAACTACCGGCCGGGTAGCCATCTGTAAACATAATATGACGTTTAGGTTCAATATCATTTGCTTTGAAATATTCAAATACACAATCAAAGTCAGTGCCACCGCCACCTTCGACTTCGTAAGTGCTGATATCTTCTAAGTTTTCGCTGTCAAACTGCTGAGCATTATAAACGGCCGTGTCAAATGTTAATACGTGAATACGATATGCCGGAAATTGTTCCATAATACCACCTACTTCGGATAAAAAGTCTTTAAGCATCTTAGCACTAATACTGCCCGAAGCGTCTAATGACACCGCAATATCAATCATTGGATCTAAATTCATGCCAGGCATGACAGCATCCATATGCCAACCTTTTCGACTGCTACGCATCCAAGTAAAGTCAGATTTAATAGTAGATTCAAGTTGCATACGCAAAAGTTCACGCCAATTCATTTTAGGCGCAGTCATGTCTTGAATAATACGTCTTACTCCTAATGGTAAATTGCCAGCACCATCGGATGCGGCCGCTGCGGCTAGTACAGCTTCTTTAATTTCGTCACGAATAGCGTCTTTTTCTGCTTGTGTTAGTTTAGGTTTTCCGCCACCACTACCGTCTTTTTTGTCCCCTTCGTCGCTTGCTTCACCATCTCCGTCACCGTCTAAATGCTGGTCTAGCATTTTGTCTACTAAATCGCTGATGTTAATCTTTTCTGCGTTTTCATACAATATGTCGTAGACTTCTTCGCCACATAATCCATCATACTTTGAATCATACAAACAAGGTACAGTGGTAATCTTTTCACCAACTCTATGTTTGATTAGGTCTGAATTTACACAATAGTCAACGGCAATATTCCAAAGTTGAGCATGGCGATCACCTCGACGTCCCATATGATCATATACACAATGCAATACTTCATGCCCAAACAAAAATTCTACTTCTTTTGGACGAAGCATTTCGATAAAACGGCTATTATAATAAAAATTACGCCCGTCTGTGGCGGCAGTAGGACACCATTCATCCGCATTAACCAACTTGAGACGAGTAGCCAAATTACCAAAAAAGCTGGCGCGAAGCAATAATCCCACACGAGCAGTAATCAATTTTTCACGAACAATGGCATCTAATTTGGTATCTGTTGGACCACACAAGTCTTTAAATTTATCTGACTCTTTAGTGTTTGCCGTAGTGCCTGCTGTGCTCATTAGTGTGTCCTTTATTATTAACTATACTACTATTATAGCATTAACTGAATTTAGTGTCAACCTGTCAAATTCAAGTATTTAAGCACAAAAAAGCTCTGTTCGGCCTCGCTATAAAAATCTAAATGGATTTCGGGACTGTAATAATAACGTCCTTTCAAGTCTACAAATTCCTTACTATAGTCTGCTTGCTTTAACCCTTGATGATGCCTTACTGTGAATCCTAACTCGCGTTTTAGCCGCCAAGAAATTGTAAAGATATTTGGGCCATAATCTTTTTTAATTCGATCTCGTACAGGTTCCCATTCGTAAGGCTCCTCAAATATGATTAAATTATGTTTAATTTTAATCTTCAAGGGGTAGACCTTTTACAGTATCAATGGCACTTCTGGCATATTTACTAATTTTGCCACCCTTGTCCATACGTTCAATATCTTCTAATGCTGTCATCATAATCTCTGACTCTTCGGCCATTTTATAAACACGGTTGCGTAGATTACTAGAATCTATCCAAGATCCTACAGCACTAACTAACCTAGCAACAAGATAACTCCAATCTATCATTTGACCCACACTAAAGCAAACGCTGTAGCTTCCGCTGGCTCTTGAAAATACAAATAGCCATCTCGATACTGAACATCCTTTTTACAATACTTCATAATCCATTCATACTCAAGAGTACCTTCGTCAACTTCTCCAAAATATTCATATTTAACTGGGCGATATTTTACTCTAACCCATCCGCGAGTAGCTATCAAATTCTTTAGCATCGGCTCGCCGTATTTTTGATTAAATTTCATTTGCCACTATGCTTTAACATAAAAATAAGATACTTTTGCTCGTCAAGGATTTCATTTTCTAAACTCATTTCACCCCCTGGAGTTAATTTTAGTTTAACACCGTATTCATTTTTTAACCAGGAATAAAAATCTATTTGTTTATATATTTGTAAATTATCAAACTCACGTTTGGCTGAAACAATTTGCATCCAAATAGTTTTACTATCACCTATAATAGTATCTAACCTTGCAGCATGAGTATTATATAAGTCTTTGCTCATAGACTCATTTTTAATCTAAACAACATAGCGTGTTGATCCGAATCAAATAATACAGTCATTTCTGCTAATGGGTCGTCTTCGCTATATGCTTCTATATCATCTATCCATAACTGATGCCAGCCTGGACTACTACGAACTAGCTCAAATGCTCTGTCGTATGCTTCGTTACTATAAACAATAAATTTAACTTCTGTCAACTCCATTTTAACATAAACCAAGTGTAATCTTCATCGCAATCAAAGATATAATATACCGTATTAAGAGCTCCTCGCGGACTGCTAGGATCAACTCTGTATCTAAATACTTCACGACAACGCTGTCCGTATTGTTTTGGTGTTTCCAAATGTTCAACAGGTAAGGTACGCTTGGCATTCCAGAATGCACGATTAAATCTATCATCTAGTACATTAACTCTAATCATGCCCACCTCAACATAAACATAAGATGATCTTGTTCGTCTACAAATTCAAAAACACCTTCAGATACATACCACCATCCTCGATAATTATTAAGATGTTCTTCACACCAGCGGATACACGGTGCCCAGGAACGGTCTTGGGTGTCTTGTGTGGCCGGCAAAGGCACTGAAGCCACATGTCTTTTATGTATTTCGTTCATTATGCCCACCTTAATAAAAACGACATGCGATCTCTGTCAGTTTCAAAACTAATAATCATGCCAAAAATATGGTGGATACCGCGAGGCAAATTAGTAGCCATCCATTCGTGTATAACATATTCATTATCTTGCCACCATTGTTGATCAATAATTATGAGACCAGGTTGAAAATCGCCGTTAGTAATTTCAAATCTACCCTTAGACAAATTAGCTTGCGGATCTACCCGAGTGATCATTTACCATGCCTCATCGTATGCTCTATAAATGTTCTTAGCCTTGAGCTTAATTAGTGTAAACTCCTTAGGGCATACTTGAAACCTACGAGCCTCCCACTCTGGCTTAACCAAGTAAACTCCGTTGGAATTTTCTAACCATACTCTAATGCTATTGGCCACAAATTCATCGTGTACTTTAAAGTTCATTTGCCCACCTTCTGCAGGGCTACAGTTAGGCATACACCAGTAATGCCACTCTTGTTCAAAGGCTTTTTTAGTTCTCGGATCTAATTCGTAGTAGTAATTCATGCTAGTATTTCCTGCCCGTATTTAAGTTTAAACCAAGATAATTCTTCATCTCCTTGGATATAAATTACATAAGTTTGATACACAATATGATAAGCCCAATGATTGTTCGTTATTGGTTGATTATGGTCAATGTTCGTGCTGTATCCATAGGTTCGATTAAACCACTGTCTAGCAGTATGAAAGTTAAGCATGCCTTTAACTTCAATACCGTATTTAAAATATGATTGTTCAATCGTTTCGTGTATGCTATATTTCATAAAAAGTTGGAGGGCGGTGCGAACACAGCCCTGTGTACAACTACTACACCACCCCCCGTAAGCTAATTAGGCTGAAGCTGATAAGATATATTTTCCGTAGCGTTTGTGAAAATCGTCGAAGTTCTTGAGTTTGGTTGGTTGGAAGGGGAGGTTGTAAACCGTTAAAGCTATGCGGGCACCCATAACTACTAACTCAGTTTCAAAGTTTTTCATCATATAAGCAAAAAAACAGTCAGCCATAGCGTGGAAGTCTTTATCAGCTACTTTCTTTTCTACGGCATCTTTAAGTTCATAACACATAGAAATTACTAGTGAATACATTGCTGAAACTTCTTTAACATCGAGGGTAGTTACTTTGCCTGATAAAATATCTTCTGGTTTGGGCATACGGCCAGAAATTTTACGGTGCGCTCCAAATTTAATAGCAAGTCCTTCACCAATAGTACCTGAAATTAAATTGGTAATAGTTTCATCGTCACCATCTTCATCTGATAATATTTCACTTACAAAGGACCAAGATCTTGGCGTAGCAAAAGCACGACTTGATGATTTTGGATCAAAGTCGTATAAGTCTTGCTTATTAGAACCTAAGTAACCAATAACATCCTTGTGAATATTATTGACAACGGCCCAATCTTGCCAAGATGCAAAATCGCATTTCATTTCCTGATGAATAAAACGATTCGCTAAAGGCGTAGGCATACGATATGTAACACCTTTGTCTGACTCGCGATTTCCTGCGGCAACCATAACTACATTTTTGGGAAGTTTATATTTGCCAATACGGCGATTTAGAATTAGCTGATAAGCCGCAGCTTGTACGGAACCCGCCGCACTATTCATTTCGTCTAAAAATAGTACAACAATAGGATACTGCTCAGATAATTCTTCTGTAGGCAAGTCAATTGGTTCTGCCCAATCCATTTTACCAATTTCTTTATTATAAAACGGAATACCACGAATATCTGTGGGCTCCATTTGACCTAGGCGTAGATCAATCATGTATCCACCTAATTCTCTGGTAATGTCGGCAACTAACTCTGATTTACCAATTCCAGGAGGGCCCCATAAAAATAATGGGCGTTGATGTTTAAACGCTTTTAACAAACTACGACGAGCTTGTACAGATGTTACTTGTCTTGTTTCTGACATGGGCTGTGCTTTCTTTAAAGGTTAATAAAATGTTACTACAAAACAATTATATAGTATTATGTATTTTAAATCAACCTAAAGTTTTATGCTTCGTTTCTTCCATAAAAACATTAAGAGATTGTTGTTCAAATTGGGACAGTTGCTTATAGTATTTTACCATAAGCTCTATTCCTGCCAAAGGATCAGTTTGATTGATTTCTGCAAAAAGATAAATGGTATCACAGGCTGTTTTGAGGTCAATTTGTTTAATCATATTACTATTATAGTAATAAATGATTTTTGAGTCAACCTATTAATAAATACATCGAAATGACAAATCCCTACACCATAATTGAAGATTGCAGCCCGTACTACATAAGATTTACTCATGATGGTATTGATAAAATTGTTGATATATGTAAGCAGGAATTAACTAACATATCTATTGAAAACTTATTTACACATCACAAATGCGGCTCCGAAGTTGCTAATAAAATATTAGATTTAGTGCCAATGTCAACTCAGTTTTCGTTAATGGATGCTCGAGTATCTATATTTGTAACACAACCTGGATATTATTACAGACCACACAAAGATGGGGCTGACCATAGAATAAGTTTGAATTATGCTATACAAATTTTAGACAATGATTGTGTTACAAGTTGGTATAGTGACGAAGATCTTTCAGAATATCGTGTAACAGGATTGATAAACAATACCCCTGGCTGGAAAAATCCATCAAGGGAAGTGGAAGGATTTAATAAGTTTCAACACACGCCAATTAAATCGATGACAGCACAACCTAATGAATGCTTATTATTTAATACTGATATTTTTCATGATTTTGATAACTCAAACTCTCAAAATGTAAGAGCAGTATTGACTTTACGTATTCGTAATCCTGGTATTCATTATTTTGATGATGTGAAAAAAACTTTATTTGGGCTTTAAATTTATGTACAAAATAATTGAAGATTGTAGTCCATACTACATAAAATTTACTTGGGAAGATTTGCAAGATACTATCAATTTTATATCAAATCAGACAATTGATTTAAATAACGGCATTAAAGAAGAATCTTATATCCAATATAATTTTGATATGAAAACAGCAAGCAATATAATTTACAAGTTGCCAATGAAAAATAACTTAACACTTAATTACGACCGTGTTGCTTTGTTTATAACTGATCCAGGCGAAAAATCTTCGATTCATAAAGATGGGGCCGAAACACGATATAGTATTAATATTCCTGTTTCTATTTTGGATAATAAATGCGTAACCGAATGGTTTTCAAATGAATCTTTAAAAGATTTTACACAACGAAATAATGAGTACAGTCGTATAGTAGATGCCGCTAGTCGACCTAATCCCATAAAAACAATGTGTATGAAGTCAAATGAATGTGTATTGTTTAATACAGATATATATCATTCGTGGGATAATAGCAATTCGGCTAACTCGAGAATTATATTAACATTGCGAGATATTGATGTCGCTAATGTTTATTTTGATGATGTTAAAAAAATGTTGTTTGGATTATAATTAGCGGCCACGGCCTGCACTACGAGTTGGAGGTTTCTTAACAGGACCTGCCGAAGGTTTAACTTTTACTTTTTTCTCTACAGTAGTGGTAGAATCACTGCCATCTACATGATGTATACCTTTTTTCTTTGCTAGGGCTTTAGCTATTGTATCTGATAATTTTGACATTTCTCGTTCCTTTTTTTTAACATCTAATTTTTTCATTAACTTTACCCATTCGGGCTTGGTTAATATTTTACCCCAGTTAGTATCTTTACTTTCCTGAGCCATTGGGCGACTAACAGGTCTTCCCGGATCTATGTTTCTTTTGGTTGCCATTAATAACTCTTATCCAGCGAATAACGAACTCGTCTTGCGTGTCTGCCATTGCCCTTATTACGATTTTTGTAAGTAGGAGTTTGACTATGACAGTTAGGACATAAACATTCTAAATTCTCTGGACGATTGTTATCGCTGTTTCCATCCTTATGTTCTAATTCTAATACTATAGGTTTGCCATTCCATTCATTGATACCGCAATGAGCGCATTTACTATTTTGTTGTTCTAATAGATAACGTTTAACACAGAGTTTAGTACCGTTTACTCCGCTGCCAGATTCATTTCCGGCTAACCATGCTTCGATATATTTACTGATTTGATAATCGTTTTGGCATTGAATAGAACAATACAAATTTCTTTTACCATGTCCGAAGTTTGCTTCTTTATTACAATGTATACAGTTATATTTTTTCATATTTTTTTGGTGCCCAGTGAGAGAATCGAACTCCCGATATCCTCATTACAAGTGAGGCGCATTACCACTCTGCTAACTAGGCTTTACTCCTTTACAGCAACGACTCCACCACTGCGGCTTCTTCCACAGATACTTCTTTTACTGCATCGACGAAACCTTTACGTAATTTTAAAATGCGAATACGATTGATAATTTTTGATTTGGTAATACCACGACTTGTCTTTTCTAACAATGTTTTTAACTGGTTAATATTTAATGATCCTAATCTTGTCTTACCAGTTTTAGTAAGATTAGGATTACCCACTCTTAATTTTTGTCCGCCGTTTTTAGTTGCCATGTTTGTTCCTTTATTGTATTTTTACTTATTATTATTAGGTAACATAACAAAATTTTAACGATTTTTAATCCACATCACACGTAAACCGTTGGGAGACATTTGATATATTTTTGGGGTGGATTGAAATTCTTCGCTAATAGAGTCAATCAATTGTTCGGTCGTTTCTGCTGCTGTAACAGGTCTGACCGGAGGTTGTGATACTTCTATTACTAATTTGCCACCAACTTTTAATCGAGATTTAACTTTATCCCAATAGATTGATCTTGGAAAATGCCAGCACCAACTACCCCAAGCAGTAATTAAATCAATATTGTCGGGCCAAATATTATAAGGCCATTTAGCAGAGTCTACAAAAATAAAATTATCGGCGTTAAGTTTGGTTGTATTAATGATGTCATCGCATATTTTCCAAGAATGATAATGCGTGTAATTCTCAGAATATGTAACTTTGGGAGGAATAAACTCTTCGTGATCTATTAAATAAAATTTACCTTGGTTGTTAAGATATTGATATGCCAAAAAGTCAATTATACCCATACCACTACCAATATCAACAACCGTAGGATTCATTGGCAAATTATCATACACACCAAAATGATATAATAAATCCCAGTAGTTTTGATAAAATATATTAGCATTTTCGATTAAGTTATCAGTAGGCTTAAATTGTAATCTATGTGGAGATAAACTTAATTCTGATAAATCTAACAATGCTCTTTGCCGAAGTAGGTATTTTTTGAATAATTCTATATCAGACCAACCTATATTAAATTTTTGATCCAGTGTATTAATTTCTATTTTATTCATAAGTTTATATGGCGGAAGCGGTGAGATTCGAACTCACGATAAGATTACTCCTATGCCGGTTTAGTAGACCAGTGCCTTCAGCCGCTCGGCCACGCTTCCTATACTTTGGCTCCCCGAGGTGGGCTCGAACCACCGACCTGCGGATTAACAGTCCGTCGCTCTACCAACTGAGCTATCAGGGAATATTTTTTACTTCTGCCGCTTAGGACTAATGGCTGTGGATTTTAAGAAATATTCGGCACCATCAATTAATCCTTGCTCAATTTCTTGAATAGCTGTAACACGATTTCCGTGAACATTTTTGATTAATGAAGGTTGACCTTTGTTTAATTCTCTAATACGTTGTGCTGAAATAAAAATTAGTTCATAACGTCCTACTTGACGAGCTGCCGCCTCTGAAGTTCGACCCTCGATACTATGTGGATCATACTTGGATTGTTTTAATCTAGGGATAATTTTATCGCCAGTTAAATTTTGTTGAATCAGTTCCATAATTTACTTTCTTTAGGTTAAGTTATTTAGATAAGTATTGAGTATTTTTAAATGCTTTGAGTATTTCGTATGTACGTTTTTTAGCAGCCATAATTTGGCGTGATATGTATGCTCGTTTTTCAGTTTTAGACCATTGACCAGCTAATGTGCGTTGTAACTCTGTAGCGGTTTGTTGTTTTGGTGGTTTTGCCATGGTAAGCCCTTTCAAGTTATATACATAATACTACAAAATTTGATATTAGTCAAGTATTTTAGTGATTTCTGATAAAGTTTTATCTAATGCCACTGTGACAATTAATCTTGGTACTGAACTTAAAATAACGGCATGGGCGCAATCGGTTTTCACAAAAGCACTGGGAGTTAATAAATTTGAAGTTTGAATAGTTGGGGTTCCTAAATAATCCCAACGTGATATGGGATCATTTCCAGGAATAGATTTACTACAGTACTCTTGCCCAGTAATACTGTGAAATTTTGATTCAATAAGTTTAGAATTTCCATATTCAATATGATCCCACCAAACCATAGGATCTTGGGGATTACCCAATACCATTACATTAAATCTAGTTTTAATTCTATAAGAATTTCCTTGTTTAAATTTTGTATCGATATGGGGATTACTTTTGATATCGTAAGGCATATTACTAATAAATGCGCTAATACCATAGTAATTTGTGTCGCAATTATATTTTGATAAAAACTCAATCAATTCTTTTCCTGCTAAACTATTATGCCATTCAACTTGAGAGTCGTATTGAGTAATATCTAAGTCGTGATAAAATTTTCGATTAAATTTATCTTGATAACGAGCAAGTATCCAATTTTTTGCTTTGGTTGAAAAGTCAAAATTTGTTTTATGAAAAAAGTTCATTTTTTGTATAGAGCATAATATTATTTATTAACACGAATTTTAACCTTTGTAAATTGTATCAACTAAATATTAGCATGGACTTATATAAAACAGTTACTCTTTCAAATATGCCAACGAAAGAAATATTGGCATTAATAAATACACCTGACATACCTGATGAAAAAGTAGGTTTTGTTGGTAGACTTGATGATGATATACAACTTAAAATTTTTGAATTATTGAACATTGACTCTAAAAAATATGATCGATACAATATATTATTAGTTTATTTTCCACCAAAATCTAGTATTGTTATTCATTCAGATAATCGTAGAGATGTTCCAAAAAATACTCAGATAAATCAAACTCTTGTATTACCTTTACAAAACTGTGATAAGTTAAAATGGTTTTGGCACAAAGTAATTAATCCAAACGCTATATTCGATTATGGCGAAAAGAAAAAATTCAATGCTGTACCTAGTATTAAGTTAAAAGATGCTAGACCCTTGAGTGATATTTTTTGTACAACTCCGTTTATATCTAATGTTGCCCAATGGCATAATCTTACTAATACCAGTGATGAAGTTGCTATAGGTATAAGTATTAGGTTATTGCCGTGGAGCAATCAAACAGATTTTTCTTTGCCGCCTATACCAGGCATTTCGTATGAATAGATATTGTGTAGATCTTAGAATAGATCTGCCACTTTTTAATACCCAGCTCTCTCCAATAGAGTTTTTAAAATCTCGCCCCATATGGGCAAATAATATAATCAATAATAAAGAATTGGCAAAACATTCTAAACTTGATATCAATAATGAGTTGCGTCAAGAAGTTAAAGATTTTTTTGACAAATATAATATGTTTATCGAAGTAGTAGAAATATTTTATCTATTTCCTTATGGTTCCATGAGTATTCATAATGATAGAGCAGTACCGGGAGATTTTTCTAAAATAAATTGGGTTTACGGTGGCAAAGATAGTTTAATGAAGTGGTACGAAATAACAAGTGATTCTAATGACACGTTAATATATAATACGCCTATTAATTCGCCATCGCGGCAGTACAAACCATGGGAAGTTAAACTGATACACGAACAAACAGTGGGCCAGCCTAGTTTAGTTCAAGTAGGATGCCCGCATACTGTAGTAAATGGTCCTGAAGAAAGATTTTGTGTCAGCGTAGTATTTAAACATAAGTCAACACGCAATCGAATTGCAATGTCGGATGCATTGGAAGTGTTTAAAGATTATATTAAATAAGAGTATGGAATATACTCGGCCCATTGCTATAACTAACTGGCAAGCGATACAAGACAAGTTTAAAGACAAGGAATCAATTGCTTTTAATAAAAGAAATTTGATATTATCTAAAGAAGAACGAAATTGGATAGCAGAACAAATTTTACCAGATGTTAATGCGTATACAGGTATAGAACATACTGTTACAAATGCAATAATTTTTATCCAGCCATCTAAACTTAAAGGGGTTATTCATGTAGACGGAATAAAACCTGGACGGGAAGGTCACCCAAATTGGGCAGTTAATATTCCTATTACTAATAGCGATGCTGAAATGTACTGGTATGAAGGCACTTATACTTTAAAAACAGAAGACAATCACGGTCTTGCTTATTTAGATATTAACTGGACATACGGCCCCAACGTAGCAAAAACTGTAAAAGTTGATCGCCCAATAATTGTAAATATTGATACACCACATAGTGTAACAAATTTTTCTAATCATCTTAGAATGGTTCTTAGCATAAGATTTAATCCAGATTTAAATTTAAAATAATGAATTATTTATACGAGCAGACACTATCTGCCTTTCAACAAAGATACGGCGGAGGAAATGATAATACTTTCCTGACCAATGAATTTGTGGAAGGTATCATTAAACGAAAGACTGTGAGAAACTTTACCAGTCAAAAAATAGATCCAGCATTAGTAGAAAAGTTATTTGCAGCTGCTCAATCGGCACCTACAAGTTCAATGTTTCAAACTTGGAGTGCCATCGTTATAGAAGATAAACAAAATCGAGAAAAAGTATTTTTCAACAATATTCGTAATCGTGGATTAATGGGGCTAGTTGATCGATATGTAATGAAAAATGGCGAGCAAGTTAACATAGGTCCTGCCGATAGTGTTAACTATTCTTCCGTAATGGGGTGTGACTTGTTTATTGTTTGGTGTGTTGATTTACATCGTGTTGATCAAATATTTTCTGATCCAGAAATTAAATCCATGTATCCACCTGATACTATAGATTTAGCAAACGAAGCATTTCGATATGCAAACTATGAAATTCGATCAATGTGTGACGCAATTATTTCAGCACAAACATTTTGTTTGGCGGCAGAATCTATGGGCTTAGGCACACAATACTGTGGGTCTATTAAATGTATTGATTTATCAGAAAGCCTTAATCTTCCGGGAAGAGTAATGCCACTTTTTGGCATCTGTTTAGGATATCCAGAAAAAGATTTAGATTTTTTAGGCGTGGTTAACACTACAGCAAAAGATGATTATTTAAAACCTAGGTTGCCACAACAAGTGGTTGTGCATCGAGAACAATATCAAAAAGCAGATATAAATATTATTAAACAATATAATCTGCTGATGAGAAAATTTTATCATTACTATGGACTGCTTCGTGCTACAGATTGGATTGAAAGAATAATCGTACGTACTCAATTGAAAGATCCGCAACGATTATATAAAAAATTAATAAACAAATACGATTTTTGGTTTAAATGATTAATATTAATAAATGGCCAGTAGTTATATTCGCTAGTCCTAGAACAGGCAGTACTGCTTTTGGGTTCCATTTGCTTGAATTAAATCCTGAAGTAAGATATTTTAGTGAACCTAATTTTGATTCCAGTGAAATGAAAGAGTTTATTACTTTTACAAACGCCAAGAAAAATAATTATATTTTAAAGTTATTAGGGGGATCGCTTAATCTTTATCCACCTCACATAATTGCTAAAATATTTTCAAATGAAGTTTTTAAAATTAAAATATCTCGTAAAAATGTTGTAGAACAAATAGCAAGCCATTATATAGCTGATCATAGAGGAATATGGCAATATCATAATGCCGATGATAATTACAAAGAGTTAGCAATAAACAATATTGAAATTGAACTTGGATTGCTTAGGCGTAGTATTGCTAGAGTGCATTGGGATAATGATATTATAGATAAAATTTCTTCTGATTTAGAATTTTATTATGAAGATTTATTGGATATTATTTCTCCTACTAAAAAAACCCCTTTGCCAACTAATTATGATTTACTAATTGACACTATTAAAAAACTTATATAGTTCCGGGATCAGTTATATTTAATTGTTTGAATCCCCAAGTTCTTTCGTTACATCCGTTGCATTTGTTACATCTGCCTATTTGATATTTGTCATCAGCGCAACTATGCGTGATATGAAATAATGGTTGTTGTTTAAGTTTAACAATCATGTCTATAATATGACTTTTATTAATTGATTGAAATGGAGTTTTAAATCTAACAGTTTCTCTACTAGGTATTGGCGTCCAGTTTACCATATGTTGTGGCAATTGTTCTATGACACCAGCATAAATTAAATTAAATCCTAACGCAAGTGTTTCATCGACTGCTGACTTTACTTGTTGTTCTTCGGGCAATGTATTGTCGCCAACAATCTGTGGATCTTTAAATGGCAATTGAAATTGTGAATTAATATGTCCAACGACTAAACTACTAAAATATTTTGAACCTTCTTTTCTCATTATAGAAATAGGTAATATTTCGTGTAGATTACCACGTAATTTATTTTCTAATAGTAACAGATAGTAAAGTATTGCGCTGTCCGTACCACCGCTGACCAAAACACCTATTCTAGACTTTTCTTTAGGTAAATTAATTGATACTGTACGCTGGTCATCTATTGGACCACAAATTATATTCATTGTCCGATATTTAGCTAGTGTTAGTTTTGTATATTTTTATTTTGTAATAGACCAGTAATCGTTTGATAAATTTCTATCAGTCACGTAAGAATAAGGCATAGTAAAATAACCTTTTTGGCCCCAGGCCGGACCCCAACTATTGCGAACAATTACTCGTTGAGTAGCATCATCATATCCTACCATCATAACAGCATGACCGCCAACTATTTTTTCAGTTGGAGTTGGCATATTTAATACTCCAGTTTGTGCTACTTCTTCAGATTCAAATCCATCGTAAACTGTAAATCCAAAAACAACGGGATAACCAGACGCTAATACTTGTTTGACATCTGCTATGCCATTGTCACGACTTACTCGAGCATATGTTACAATTTTTCTTAAGGATGCATCATTAAATGCGTTGGCAGCGGGTTTAACTTTAAAGCGATAAGTTTTATAAGGCCATACTGCTTCAGTACAAATACCCAAGGTTTGCAAAGTTTTTACACCATCACTAATTTGTGCGCCTGAATCTTGATTAACAGTACCTTCTATAACACGTTCGTTATAATAAACAAACAATCTACTAAGATTAATAAATTGATTGTGAGTTTCAAATTCTTTATTTTTATTTTCTAAGTATTCCATTGCACCAGTTAACGCATTTGCTGTACAGGAACCTATTTGTCCTTGGTCATAAACTGGAGAACAATAATTTCTAATATCAGCTGATGCTGGCACGGCAGCAGGTGCCATTAATTTAAATGCTGAACAACTATTTACATAGTAATCTCTAGCATCATGAAAGTCGCGTTTCCAATTATATTTAGACATAGTAAACTCCTGGTTATCATATATTTAATTAACCTGGTGATTTCAAATATGTACAGATAACACCAATGTGCCAATTTTTAATTTTTTAAATAAATATTATATAACAAAAGGTACACTATGAACTACGATATTTACATCAACGGACAATTTTGGCAAACTTTATCTTATCCTGCTCCAGTTCCTGTTGGCGTAGTTGCTACTGATATAGACCAAGAAAGAAATAGTGGAGCTTTAAGCAGTTTTGAAGTTCCTAGTGGCGCGTGGGCTGTTACAATTTCACCACAATAATAATTTGGTACCCCCGGGAGGATTCGGACCTCCAGATTCCGCCTTCTTGGAGCGGTGACTTTACCAATTTGTCTACAGGGGTATTGGGGTGCCTTACCAGTATCGATCTGGTACTACCGCTTTCACAGAGCAGGGTGCAGGCCACTACACTAAAGACACCATTGATAGTGCTAGTTTTTTATGTGTCAGGAAAACTAACAAACCCCGCAGCGGCAGCCCATCTCCGGTTTCGCCCTGGCGGATGCTGAATACTCAAAAGAGTCGGAGTCAGCAAAATTAAGCGTAGGGTTTTCATAGTATAATATTTATGCTGTTTAACTCCATTTTAACACAAACATCAAATAATCCTGCTCGCTACGCCATGCCATCATCCAACCATCCTGCGTGTCAAACTGGACCAACCTGGCTCCTGCGGGCCGTAATTCACGATTCATTACCGTAACGGGGACCTGTCCATAATCCACGGCCAAGCCAATACAATAGCGATGAAAGTTATCAAACCAGGCAGGCCAAGCATCGGTATAATAACCGCCAAACTCTTGGCGATTATCCACAATGGGCACACAGTATTCACCTGCAGCCTCAAACGGTAGCATACGGTCAGCAACAGCACTCATTATTTCTCCGCCATGGCTAATACCACAAGGAATCGTTCTGTAGCCGCCAGCCACTCCGTATACGCATCTTGTATAGTTACATTGTCGGCATGATCTTCTTCAATATACATGGCAACAGTATCTGATACATGAGCAACAGATTCGGTTAGAGTTTCTTTATGTTCCCAACCCGGTGCTACCGGTACCCAACTAGATCCATTATATATCTCCATACAACCAAGAGATGTGTTCTGACGCATATCACCTGACACAGGATGATTTATTGACAGCGTAGCGGGTCCGTAAAAGGTAGCCATTATGACCCCCACCGTAATCTAAACCACACTTCATCCCGGGGGTCACGGAATCTAAACTTGAGTGGATTGCCCAACTCACCTGGAGCCCAGCGTGGTGGATAATCCTGTGCTGTGCCAAAATACTTCAAGCACCAATCGTAGCGTTCATCGGCCTTCTCAAATAGTTCCTGTTCACTGATGGGTCTCATCCGCCCCACCGTAGACAATACCACATATAATCTTTTTCACTACGGAAGAACAAGTGGCCTTGTCTACGCCACCAGCGTAGTCCGTGAGTGATATTAACTCCTTTGTATTTCTCCCACAAAGGCTCTCCTTCGCCACCAAATGTTTGCTTACACCATTCCATTCTGGCCCAGGCTTCGGGCATCTTGGCCTTGTATATCTGCTGAGACTCACCGTTTTCTTTGATATAAGTTTTTTTCATCTAAATCCCCCAAATGCCCAGAACACGATGGCAGGTGGCAACAACACCGCAAGAATAGGAACCAGGATGGCAAAAACAGCAATTTCTATCACAAGCCAGCCTAACCTACTTATCACGAGTTCCTCAGCGTATCAATTACGAAATCACTACCTGTGCCATATTCATATCCTTGATCGGGCCATACTACTCTATTCCGCTGTCTGCGATACACAGTCTCAAGCCAGTGCCAGGCTCCGTGCCGATCTCGAACGGGTCGCCACGCGAAATGTGGTTCCCAATCGCCTTCGGGTCCTCTGAATTTAATCACGGCTTAAACTCCATATGTGGTGCTACACAGTTGTCAAATATCTGTGCCATTTGACGATACAAAGATTCTTTTTCTTGATCAGTCATTCCGGATGGAAACGGGTACGGCCCATGCTGACCTGTGTTCCGAACCAGACCAAAATCGTGCCTGTAGGTCATACACATACTGATGACGATATCTTCACGAGTTTTCATCTCAACTCCCGAAAATGTATTTTACACAGGCCGCGATGATAGCAAATCTCATCAGGCCTAGGGTTATGGTGTTGGTCCAGAACTTTATCGTTTCCGCCAACGCATATTGTTCAATTATGTTCATCTTCTTCTTTCACAGTGGGTATATCAGTCCAGTCACACAACTCCCAAACTTCACCCTTGCTCACGCGATATTGTAGCACAGTTTCACGGATGGCAAAGGCAGTTCGCCCACCAATAGTATAGTTGTTGCCTGTCTTGCGATCAAGGTAGCGTAGTTCAATTTTCATTGTCAATCTCCGCCCTACGGTAGGCTATCCAGATTAGGAATATGAGTAATAAGAGTAGGAAGATCATTTCTTTATAGCCTCTCTAATAATTGGTCTAATCATAAACACCCATAGGGCGTGAGCGACCCATCCAACAACGACGCCCCAAACGAATGTGTTCATTATCGTTGCCTCATAATAAAATAGGTTATCACGGAGCCGATGATATAGCCCGCCGCATAAGTCAAGTAGTATTGTAAATATTCCATAATACAACTATTATACTATATCGACTATTTTGTGTCAAATCATTTGGAGGTAAAAAACCACCCAAGTGTGCTTCAGTGAGAGGCAGGGTGGCTGTGTTTTGGGTTTGGTGCTATGCTTCACTTGCCCTGTGCTTTCTTCTTGTCAGCACGGATACGATCTCGTTCTGCCTTGTCAGTTGGCATACCGTGACCTTGATAGCCTGTGTGACCATAATCACCTTTTTTTGGCCCTGTCCATTTGACTGGTTCAGCATCTTTGTTTTTTGGGTCATCGATTCTGGGCAAATCCTTTTGTAGTCGACTGATTAAGTCCTTTTGGCTAATGGCTTCCGCCACACCTTTGTCTTTCTTAACTTGAATCTTGGCTTTAGGTTCAGTAATGTTGAACTCATTCTTTTTAGGAATGCCTGTTGGCTTTGGTTGTTTGTTACGATCTAACTCACCGTTTGCACGAATTTGCCTAGCTAATTCTGTGCCAGCACCTTTGGGACCAAAGTGACGAGGAGTTGCTTCCGCCACACCCGGCTTGTCTAAATCTCTAATATCCTGTTTGAGTTCTTCAATGGATAGTCTACCATCTTCAACTGCTTGGATGATTTTGTGAGCCATCTTGACTTTTTCTGTAGCACTGGTCATACCAATCTTGCCACTCCAGTATAGGTCAGCAAAGGTATTGGCCAAATGTTCAACATCGTCATCTTCGCCTTCCGCCACACCTTGTTCTTTTTCTAACTTGGCAATATGTTGTTTAAGTTGTTCGATGGACATTTCGCCATCAACTACTTGTTGATAGATACGAGCGGCCATTTTAGCTTCGTCGGCAGAACTCAACCCGTTATAATACAACTCAGCAAAGTGTTTGGCCAGTGGTTCCGGAGCATTGTGGTCAATGAGATCTTCCGCTACTGGTGTCTGGGCGGATTCTATAAGGTTGATCAATTCACGGAAGGTTTTCATACAAGTATTTAGTCCAAATCCTTCCAATCATCATAGACTGAGGCTACCCAAGCAACAGGCATAATAACAACGCATAGCACCCAGCCTATCAAAAGCAACGGTAGCATTACCATTCCGCGGACATATTCGCCACAGGGGCTATCCCATAATCTCAGGCTAAAATATCGGGCAAATTCTATCATTTGTCATCGTCCCGAAGCTGAGCCACGATTGCCTGTTCTTGAACCGGGGCAATCCGCTCAAAACCACCAAAAAAACGGTGTGCTGTTAGACTCCAGCGTAGGCGAACGATCCAGTTACCCACTCGCAACACACCGCCCCTACTGTGACGATCCCGCCAGGGATACAGGTTCAGGCCCTGGCGAGTTGCGGTTCCTTCCTGTCTGATATAGATCACGATTCAACTCCAAAATGTTCTAGAATCATTCTATTCGACCATTTACCCCAATCTTCACTATATTGATTGCTTACTACTTCAGCACACTCCCTAACCAATGCTTCGGCAAACACCGCCAAGTCCTGTTGGCTAAACAATCTACCCTCTGTGCTAATAGTAGTATAAGGAGCCTTCTCTACAAGTTGTCTAATATTTTCGTTCATCGTTCAACTCCAAAATGTTTTAGTAGCTCATCTTCAATATCACCGCATCCAATATTCAACGCTACAGCACCACATTCTTTCACAATCAACCGGGCGAACTCTTCCTGTGCCGCAGTAAAAAAGTTATCGTCTGGTTGATAAAAGTGAGCCTGTTTGGCAAGTTGTTTAATCCGTTCGTTCATTATTTTTCTTGTGCCTTTCTTATCACTGCTCTAGCAAATGCGTTAATTCTTTCAATTGGAATATCGCCATCGCTAAGATTGTCTAAGGTTATGTCTGCCACATACAGGGCATCTGCTATTTCTGTGTTTGTTAGCTGTTCTTTTACCGGATGGGTATAGAGTAAAGTACCTTCTTTTAATCTTACAAATTGTTCTATAGGAAAATTATCTATTCCACCTATAGTTATTTTTTTAACTATTCCTACTGGTTCGTTCATTTCTCTTGTGCCTTTCTTAGCATTGCTATTTCAATCGCTTGATCAATCATAGGTCTTATTCCATACACATTGGTCACATGTTGCGTGGCCACTGTGAAAAGTCTAACTTTTTCCAATTTAAAACAACTGACCTGGGCCTGTTGCCATATCCAATCCAGTCTTTCAGCATCAGCTTTCAGTGAGTCATTTTCAGCTTGTAATTTGTCAATGTCTTCTTGAACATAAGTGGCAACCCATTTGTCACCTGTGAAGATTTCAACAGCATCTGTGTCCCGGTTGATTCTTATCTGTACGTTCATTTCTCTTGTGCCTTTCTTATATGGAGTTCCATCTTCTTTTCTAAAGCTGTTTTCTTTGGTTCTAATTCTTGAATTTTTGCTTTCAACGCTTCTATTTCAGCTAAATTTCCTTTGTATGTTTCATCCATCCACATATAGGCTTTGTTTGCTGTATCTAGTTCTTTTCGTAACGCATCTATTTCCGCTTGTTGCTGGCGTAGCACAGATTCAAGTTTTAAGAAAAACTCGTGGTCGTCTGTTTCTCTCAAACATTCTGAAATTAAAGCAGTAAGTTCATTTGCGTTCATTTGTCTAATCCTTGATGTTGGCGGATCACCGGAGCCCAGACTGCCCGATAGTCTTCCAAGAATGCCACTTGTTGTCGTAGGTCCGTGATTTCAGATTGTTGCTGGCGTAGCATATCTGCCGATTTACTGATAGCCGGACTACGGCAATCATTATCCCAATGCCAATCCAATTCATCAGCTAATTCATTTGCGTTCATTACCATTGTTCTACCTTTTCTAATGCTTTAATCAATTCAGATATGACTCGTTTGTCAATATTGATAAACCGTGTCCGATCCACTTGGTTGGGATACAGTTGTATTCTCACCCGATCGCCCATGTCAATTATGGAAGCATATTGTAAGCCCTGCGATTCGATTGTGGTGGTTGGATAAACGGCATTCATTGTTCAACTCCAAAAATATCATCAATTCTACGAACGCTGTCGTAATCAGATACCGATTTGGCTTCCTGCAATACCAACTCTACAAACCGTTCCTGGAATACAGAATTCCATCCAGCAGGGTCAAGAACTAAAGTCCGTTCCGAGCACATAGTATCAGCATATTCCTCGGCCTGTTGGGCCAGCTGTTGAATAAGTTTAGTGTTCATTTTCTTCCTTTATTACCATAGTCCTGTGTGAGCGTCGTCTACTTTAATACCTGTAGTAATCATATTAGGATTGTCATCAATCCAAACATCAATATTGATACCTTGACTGTAAGCATACGATCTTTTTGCGACTCCGGATGTGAACAAGATAGCATCATTACCGAGCGATCTGCCTAAAGCATCATATACTTCGTCTGAATGGCTATCACTTCTGGCAGTGACGCAATACACCTTATGTCCGCGACTCTGCGCCAGATCGATCATCAAATCCCAAAAGATTGGATCTCTGGTGTAAGTGTCATCGTAGTCTAATGCCAAGTTCATCAGTTCATCCCGTATCCAAGAGCCCAGTTTGCTTGATCGTCAAGCACAAGTTGATCCAACCAATCTGTGTGTAGATCCAGCAGGCGACCAAATGCGGCCAAGTCACCTGAGTAGGTGCCGTCAATCTTTAGAGTGATTCCACTCTGTGCCAACAAGTGTTTTAGCGTGTCTTGTGTCATTTTCTGCTCCTAAATTCTAACTGTATGTAATATTATAGCATTTTGGGGATTATCGGTCAACCTAAACGGTGTTGTATTTTCACAACAAAAGTATAAATGTCCGTGGATAATGCTGAATAATAGTATGAACAATACACCATTTACCTACTACCTATGCTGGTCCAACGGAATTACAACTAAAATGTCCGAAGACTGCCCAGGTCCGGACTGGACCCGAGGCAGAACTACATTGCAGGTCCATTCCCATTCTTAAATCCGACTCCCCCTCCCTGCTCTTTAATCCTCTTTAATACATCTTCAAATAAGATTGGAGCAAAGTCGGGTAGTTGTTCAACGGACACATTGAAATATCGTGGATCAATCTCGTCGCTATATAGAATTTTGCCGGTCTTGGCATCAACTCCGCGTGGCTTCATTACACGATTGGCGTGGAGGTGGCCGTGGATTGAGCAACCAAATCTACCTAGCGATTCTTCATGAATAGGAATATGGCTAAGAATCATTCCATTCATCACATGATATGCACGAAGTTCACGGAAGTATTTCCGGTAGTCCTCATCTTTAAAAATGTCGTGATTACCACGAATAAGAACCTTGTCTCCGTTAAGTCTATCCATAATAGGCAATGCTTTTCGATTCATAACAACATCACCTAAGTGGTAAACTTTGTCGTTAGGTCGTACTCTTTCGTTCCAAGCCTTGACCATTGCTTCGTCCATTTCCGCCGGATCTGTCCACGGGCGAAGTTTTGTAACACCATCTCCGCGTGTGAAGCGACATACACCGGCATGACCAAAGTGTGTGTCTGATACTAAAAATACTGCTGGCATATTCGGCTCCTTTCTTTATGGTTAATATGCTATTATACTATAAAAGTATTTTGTTGTCAATTCTGGTGGGTCTTGAGAGACTCGAACTCCCAACCGCTGGTTTCGAAGACCAGAACTCTAATCCATTGAGCTAAAGACCCATTGTTTGGAGCGGGTAGAGAGAATCGAACTCTCAAATAATCCTTGGCAAGGATTCAGGATACCTTTTCATCATACCCGCACTACTGGCGGAAGATATAGGAATCGAACCTATCAGCCCATTTCTGAACGGAGGTTTAGCAAACCTCGGTCGCACCTTGCAACACATCTTCCTTAGTTTGGCGGAAGGCAGAAGAGTCGAACTCCATCCGCTTTTGGCAGAACCTGGTTTTCAAGGCCAGTCGCGGGACCATCCCCACTGCATTACCTTCCTTTATTACTGGCTCCACAGCGTGGGCTCGAACCCAGCTAGTCATTGATTAACAGTCAAGTCCGTGCGCCTAGCTCGGATTCTGCGGAATAGATTGTGGTCTGCGTGGGAGGATTTGAACCTCCAGCCTCCTCGTTCCAAACAAGGCCGTCTACCAGGTTGACATTACACACAGATTGTTTTGGTGCCCTCACCATGATTCGAACACGGGACATCCTGATTACAAAACAGGTACTCTACCAACTGAGCTATAAGGGCAATACTTGGCGTCCTCACCCGGTGACGATCCGGGCTTACCGACGTGAAAGGCCGGGGTTCTAACCAACATAAACTATGAGGACATAACTCTACCTTTGTGTCCTTTACCAGCACAAGTGCGCGAGCAGAAGACTACATCGGTTTTTAATTTTTTATTTTTACTAAATCTGTTATTACAGTGATTACATACATATTCATATTTAGGTTTATATCCGTCGAATAGTGTATAATATTCACTAGTGTTATATTGTTGCGTTACATAATCGAACGCATACTGTAAATCATCTCTTCGCAATACTTTTACATTGTATCCGAAGTGCTCTGCTACTTTAGTCTTACGATCTACTGAATCTTGCTTCTCGTATCCTTTAGTCTCGATGATAGTTTTATTGTCTGCTAACAAGAAATCGGGATAATATTTTACACTATTATGTTCAAGGACACCATCGAATCGAGTAAATTTAATATCGTGTTCGATGCTATAAATGACCCAGCATAATTCGTAAGTAGAGCCGCAATATATTCCCCGGTAGTAACCCGATTTACTGCGACCGGATCCTTCTCTATATCCGCCTGGTGCCTTGCGCTGATACTTAGACGAACATTTACGCGAACAGTATGTTTTACTAAGATATGGTTTTGTCTCGAAGGTATCACCGCACTTGCAAGATTTAACAATAGTCGTAGCTTTAATAACTTTATCGCTTTTAAACGCCGCGGTAGATTTAACTGCTTTATCAGCCTCGGACCAGGATCTACTGTTTGCACAAGTTCTTGAACAATACATACCTGCTTTACTATGTGTTGTATTACATTTAGGACACGTTTTCATACTATTATTTAGTATCGAACCTCTATTTTACATTGTTTTAACTATCCTTAGTATAACACTGGTTGAATTTATTGTCAACCTAAAACTTGGCGGACTACAGGAGTTTCGATCTCCTTACCTCTGCAGTGACAGTGCAGTGCTCTCCCGATTGAGCTAGTAATCCGTATTTGGTTGCGGGACCAGGAGTCGAACCTGGCTGACTGGCTTATGAGACCAGCGAACTACCGATATTCCATCCCGCGATTGTTTGGAGGTAAGGGTGAGATTCGAACTCACGATTTTAGGGATTTGCAGTCCCTTGCATTGGGCCTCTCTGCCACCTTACCATTATTGTTAAGATTACTGTCGTATGTTTAAGAACTCTTGGATGGATTGGGTACCATGCGGCAGTTGTTCCCTTGTGGTCGTTATGCCGTCTCAGCATACGGCGTTCTCTCGTGGAGTAAGTTGCACAAGGTGGTTATCTTCCTTGACAGTTAGGATTGCTTACTCTTTCGCTCACAATCTTAACAATAATGGTGGGGTGTAAGGCTGTAGTTACTTGCGAGGGGCAAACCTCTAATGGAACTACTCATTACGAACCTGCAACTACCACCGCAGTCGAGCTTTTTGTTGAGCCATGCTCCTTAGACAGTTTGCCGCTGTAAGGATTACTTTCTCAACTGCCCTCCGTTCATGGCCTCCAACACCGCTGATTCGTTCCTTGTCGGTCTGTTTCAGTGACAGCTTGGAGTCACCCTAGTGGCACAGGTTTACCTTATTACCATATTGAAACACACTAATGTATCTTGTATACGGGCGCCCTAGGCATAACTATCTGCCCCCACTAATACGTTTCAATATAGCAACCCTTCTCAGGGTACCCTATTCTACCTAAATTGTTAATGAACTTTAATTACTTACTATACAACTATTATAGCTTCGGTTGAATTAATTGTCAACCAAATTAGGTGTTGTATTTTTACAACGAATATGGTGCGCAAAATAGTTTGCGAACCTGCTTATTCAGCTAAATAATAGTATGAAAACACTATGTTCTTGTATTGCATGCCACGAAGTAAAATCTACCAAAGGCATACACACTCATTTTTTAATAGCACACGATAAAGAATATGCTAAGAAACACTACGATAAGTCAATGGCTGGATTTAAGATTGCTAAAGATTCAAACATAAAAAATCTTAATGATCGAATCACTAAGTATTATCTGTCTCCAACAACTTGCGCTCATTGTAATACTACATTGCCTTACGAATCAAGGCACTTAACTTATTGTTCTAAATCTTGTTCATCAAGTGCTACTAATTCCACACATTCCGCTGAATCTCGTCAACAACAACGCTTATCTACTCAATCAACTATGTATGGTATCGAAATAAGCGGTGATTTTTCACCGTTAGCAAAAAATACTTGCGAAAAATGCTCTAAAGTATTTTTATCTAAATCTCCTCGCCGATTCTGCAACGAAGATTGTCGAGGTAGAAAAAATCCGACTGAACAAGTAGAAATTGTAGGGGATTTCTCTCCCTTACGCAAGTGTTCTTGCAAAGTATGCCACATTAAATTTTTAGCAAGGACAAGCCTTCAATTCTGTAATACTCATAAAGAATATCATTCCAATAAACGAAGCGAATATCGTTTTCGATTTAATGTTTACGACTATCCTGATTTGTTCGACCTTAACTTACTTAACGCAGTAGGATTTTATGCTCCTGGTGGAAAATCCGGCAAATGGAATCCTAACGGACTAAGCAGAGACCATAAAATATCTATTACAGAAGCAATTAAAAATAACTACGATCCATATTTTATTACTCATCCTCTTAACTGCGAGCTAATGCCGCATTCTGACAATAACAAGAAAAAAGGCAAATCGTCTTTAACCTATAAGGAACTTGTTCTGCAGGTTACTGAATATGATGGTGGGCACTAAAGGAGTTGAACCTAATCGCCAGCCGCTCTGCATATTATGGCAAGGGTTTTACAGACCCCCGCAGAGAATAGCACCCATTTAACGCTCTCTTAAGAATGCGTGTAATAAAGTGTATTGTATGCTTAGGGAATACTCTGGCGAGTAAGCGACCAACAACGGGTACGCAATACACTTTATTACGCTAACATTTTTCACTCCACACAAGGAGTTTCATCCGATAGGCCGCCCATTTGCCAGATGTTTATAGTGCCTAGCAGGATCTCGTTTCCTATAACACTTTACTACTTTAATACTGTTTAATCTTCAATTTGAAAATAAACAGGATCTTTATCGCGTAATTCAAGCATTGTTTTCGCTCGCTCAATCTTATTCTGAAACAATTTTTGCTTTTCGTCTTCAGATAAACTAAAATAATTTTTAGCTGCCTGATGAGCTTGTTCCACAATACGATTGTTTAATTTACTATAATCTATTGTCATCTTTCTTTCCTTTTACAAATGAAAAACCCTGAAGTTTTTAATTTCAGGGTTTTAATTAAAATATAACTAATACAATATTATTAACTAACACCCTTGTTTGGTTCACAAATGCTATTAATCATTAAGCAATCTTCTGCCCAATAGCCTAGCCCGCCTAATGTTGGCTGTTGTATCGAAGAATGATTTAATTTAATGTATTTCATAATATGTATTATAGTTTATTTATGGTTATTAGTCAACCTTTATTTTTAACTAATGATTCCATTTTAACAAAAATAGCGTAGAATCAGTATCTCGAGCAAAACTAACTCCACATAAATTAGGTTGATGTAATGTCCACATGGCCCAAGTCCAATGACTATAATGTGGTCCTACGGTTGATTCAAGCCAATCCTGTATAGTTACAACACTGGCTATCCAATCTAAATTACCGTTGCGTTCTATTTCGGGCCAAGGTACTACAGCCCGATAAGGTAATTCAGGATGTCGATCCCAAAGTGCTTGCATGATGCAATTATTTACATCTTAAACAGTATCATTAAAGTACTATAGAATTTTAAGTCAACAAAAAAGCCCTTGCGGGCTTTTTTGAATATTCTAATTATAAAATTAGAATGCGTACTTAACACCTGTAGTAATTACGTTGCCATTAAATGGTTTAGTGGCACCGTTGCTTTTTTGGTAGTCATAGTCAGCAGTCAAACTAACCTGTTTGTATACTGGGTAAGCAAAACCAAATCCAACTAACGCAGAAGTACCGTTACCAAGTTTAGAACTGGTGCTTTGCGGATCGATGTATGCTAAACCAGCGTGAACATTAGTTGTAATGTTAGCAAATGTAATAACATCATAACTTGCTTTTGCTGTATAACGATTTACATTAAGGCTACCTGATGTCGAACGTTCAGCAGTTGCTTGAACACCAACTTTAGCAAGACTTGGATCTAAAGAGCCTAATTTGTCACCAACAGATACACCGCCAGCTTGACGTGTGCCACCGTTTGTGCCGTGACCCCAATCCCACAACGCACCAACTTCAACAGCTGATGCAAGACCAGTAAATGCTACTAATGCTAATGCTACGATTGCTTTTTTCATTTTGATTCCTTTTAAAAGTTGTACTACGGAGAATAATATTTAGTGTTATTTCCTGTAACTCAGTAAATTATAACACAAAACACCGCAATATTCAACAAAAACGGCACAATTAAGTGCCGTTTTCGACTATTTCCTGTTTCGAAGCATAGTTGCTCAAAGCAGTGATTAAACTGCTAAAGTTTGGCGTTGTGCTGTACGAGCAGAGAACTTAACGTTCTTACCTGAAACAGTTACTTCGCCTGTATTTGCGTTTGCATTTACGAGTTTTGTTTCTCCGACCAGGCTTCCCCAGTCCTAACGGCTTCTACATTGCCGATCCTCCAGTAGCCCTTTAGCGCCAATCGATTCTAATTATGGCCCATCAAAAGCATACTGGGTTGCCTGCGCTCGGATGAGTGAGCCGGTTTTATGCAATATGCTTATGGTGGACCATTCGGGAGTTGCACCCGAGTCTTGATCGCTATACTTCTACCTTCAACGAATTTCTGTTTTGTGGCATACTCTTTTTAAGCCTGCCACTACTAAACCCTTTGTCTAAGTATTCTTGTTTTTTACTTAGATCTATACTTTACAGCGGAAGAATATTTGATGCTTGCTTGCCTTTAGGGCCTGCCACTACATCGAATGTTACCGCTTGATTCTCTTTTAAACTCTTAAAACCATTTGTGCTAATTGCGGAAAAATGTGCAAACAATTCCTCACCACCAGCATCGGGGGTAATAAATCCAAACCCTTTTGCATCATTAAACCACTTTACTTTACCTGTTGCCATGTTACTTTACTTCCTTTATTAAAAACTATTATACTACTATTTTACCTATTTTGTCAACCAATTTGATATAAACAAGCGTAGCGTGATACTTAATATATCTAACCACTCTAAAACTCAATTGAGCATTAGTAGGTATATTTAGTATTGATCGGTTCCGAATTGCTGGCAATGGACCACAACCTAATCTGCTCCACTCTTCTTCAGAGTAATAATACTGTTCAACTGGTTTTTTGTTCTGTTCCATAAATCTATTTAGTACTGGTAGGCCTTGTTACTTAAAGACATTTGGTGGTCCGGGTAGGACTTGCACCCACACTCCCCGAATTATGAGTTCGACGCTTTACTTTTTAAGCTACCGGGCCATCTTTACTACATTGTAAGTATAACATCGTTAGCTATAATTGTCAAGAAATTTTTCTAGACTACCATACAAATTAGCTAATACTGCTTCTTTACTACCAAAAAAAACAATAGACTTTGGTACACCTTTAGTAGTTATAATATAGTAAGGCATTTGAAGTTTTCTATCAAGGTCTAGTATTGTATGCTGATTAAACTTCATAGGATCATCAATGCGATATTCATAAAATTCAAGGTCTAATGTATCGGCTAAAGCAAACCAACCTAATTGAGTTAATCTAAGTCCGCCAGTTGGACGCAAATTATACCACCATGATACTCTAGCTGATTCTACGCTAATGCGTTGTTCTTCCGGGAGTTGATTTACTAATTGTTCTGTAAGTTTGAGTTTGTTACGCACAGTAATATCAAGGGTATATTTGTTCGCCTTGTTTAAGTAACACCACACTAAATTTGTTAGTTTTAAATTGTGTGTTAAGTTTTTTGGCAAGGTTAATGGCATGTCCTGGATTTGAAAAAGACACCTTTTTATATTTTGGTCCAGGATATTGCACTAACATATTGGATGTTTTTAAATTGACAGGCTTACCGTCAAAATAAACAGCCCATACGCCAGCCGAAGCTAATACTTGCTCAGTTTTGTATGTTTGCTTGTTTGTAAGTTCTGCTAGGATTGTGGGTTTAGGGCGACTCACTTAGAATTCCTTTTGAATAGTTCTTTTCGTGCTTCAGATATTTTTTTACAAGTTTCTGGAGAACGCTTTTTACCTTTGTGGAGCAACGATATTTTTTGTTTGAATTCCTCACTTCGTGGAACCATTATTTGTTTAGCTCTAGCATCTTTTATTTTTTGTTTTGTTTCGTCACTATGCTTTTTTCCTAACATAGTAGGCGCTTGTTTTGCTCTAGCAGTTCGAATCTTTTCTTTACTAGACTCTGTATGTCTATAGTTTTTACTATTTTCTCTAATTTTTTGTCTAGTGGACTCTTTTACAGTACCGTAACTACCTCCCATTAATCCATCTTCGGGTTTAATGTTAGCCCATTCTGCTGACTCGACAATTTTGTTTTCTGTAGAAAATTTTAAAGCGTATTCGACTAATGTTTCTTTATTATCGAATAGCTGACACCAAACGGTAGTAACATCTAGACCGTGTTTATTAAGATGTGCCTGCCAGTGTACGCCAGATCCTAAATATTTGTTAGGATCCCGTATAGTTTTTCCAAAGTATTTTAGACCGGTAGTATTATGTTGCTTAATGTACAACCAGGTAGGTTTAAACGGTTTCGACATAGTATATTATTTAGTCATAATATACCTATATATTTCATTTATTTGAACCCGCCACCTTCGATTTTAAGTTCGATAACTTGGTCCTGTTGGGGCTTTAATGCGGCTGTTTGCAGGGCTCTAAGCTCAAGTAATAGCTCAGTTAAATCAGCGTGTACACCTTTGGCTTCAGACAAAGGCATGATGAAATCTCGGCCGCCCCTAGCTTCGGCACCGCGTAGTCTTTCGATAAATTTGGTTATATATAAGCTCAATGTTCTCTCTTTAAGAAATTTTGTAATTTGGGTGGCTCCCAACCTTCTGGTTTCAGAATCTTGCCATCGTCACGGCGGCGGACCTTTCCTAGCTGACGATCAATCTTGGCAAAATTAGTAGACATTACTTCTCGCCAAGCGCCTTCTCCGTCTGCTCCCATGGAATTAATTGCTCCAATGGTAACAACAAGAATATCTACCAAAGCATCCAAAGTTTCAACAGCATCTTTATTAGCAATGGCTACTTGTAGCTCATCATATTCTTCTGTAATTAATTTGGCATACAATTTAAACTGGTCGTCGTTGACGCCTGAAATAGTTTGTTCGCAAGCTGTCATAAATTTGTCGCTGTCTCTAAATGGATTAGTCATTTTGGTTCTGCTTCCTCTGGTGTATGAAACGGACCCTTATAAGGGTATCTTTGTAGTAAAATTAATTTTGGATCTTGCATAGTTTCCCAGTGGCGCCCTTTTTTAACTGTGTACCACCCAGCGGCATGCCAACTACGACTTTTTTTAGTTTTAGTATAGACAGGTAGCTTCTGTGGTACGTCCCACATAGGATTATTTACACGACTAGTAGTGGGGAATCCATGTACTGAATAAGATGCTGGTTTTTTCTTTTCTATTTTAATTGCAGGTTCAAAATGTACATTGATGTTACGTTCAACTAATTTAATTGTTTTATACTGTGCTATAACTTGATTGTTAATTTTTACTTGATACCCGCCATCGCAAGCTTCAATATTGCCAATTTTATTATTATCTTCTTGTAAGATCCAAAACTGTTTATCTATTACTGGTTTTGCTATTAAACTCATTTATTACCCCATTTTATTTTATTCCATACACGTTCATGAATCCAAAATAAAAATATTTTGGTTATTATTTCAGTGAACGCAATACCGCTAGCTAGTAATACCTGCCCGGTAATAAGCCAGCTTATTATAAATGTATCCAAAGTTCCAGTTACTCGCCAACTAATTGCTTTGGCTAGACTTCTAACTGAAGTATCACTCAAGGCCTAACTCCTTGCGTATTTTGGTAGCACTAATTGATGTTATAGATTCATCAAAAGTTTCTTCTCCAGATGTATATCCTACCCCACGACCCCACCCAATATGTACAATATTTGGTACTACTTGTATTTCGTATTGTCCTTGATAGATAGGATCTAAATCACGTTTGATAAAGTTTTTAACTTTTTCTACTTCAAATGGATTACTTCCTTGCCATCCTTGTACATCACGTACTTGAATAACAACTTGTCCTGTGCGAGCAATTAATTTTTCAAATAAAGCACGATGTCCTTCGTGCCAAGGTTGCCAGCGGCCTAGCATCTGTACAGTTTCCTTCTTCCAATCAAATGTAGGACGTCGGCGATTGGCAATAATATGCTCACCGATAAACTCTGCCCACTTTTCACAGTCCTGCTCCGGAATGCGGAAATCGTATTGTTCTGGTTCAACAAATACCTTGTTGGTATCTTCGTATCGACCTTCTCGAATGGTATCTACCCAAATAGTCCAGTCAGCTTTGAAGTTATTACGCATCTCTACCAAGGGCGCAACGAAGTCACAAATAACATAGTCCCCACCAGCTTCCATACTGAACTGGAACATACGGATACTTTGACGAATGCGTCCATCATTACTGAAGTCCCAGTCGTTGTACTTGCGGCGGATGTCATCAGCATTAAACCAATTAACTTGACACTTGTAATCGCCAATATGCTCTTGTAAAGCACGAGCATAACTAATCTCGCCATTTTCTTCTAAATACTTTTTAAGAGCTACTGCTAATGTTGTTTTACCTGAGCCCGGTAATCCCATTATTAATATTCGTTGGGTCATTTACTACTCCTTTGCCTACATTCTTCTATTACCTTGGCTGGGAAATCAGGATGCCAACCGCCCATTAACATACGGCAATCATATTTTAATGTAACATGATTTTTATCTGATGGCCAAAAAGCCAAAGCCAACACAGCTATCAAAATACCAAAGGTTACTGTAATCCAAAATATATCTTTAGCCATTTAGTACGCCCTTATATGTTTCATTTAACCAGCTACTAAATAATTCTGCTGATTCACTACATTTATTCAGCTCATACCGGCCACAGAATTGTAAAAATCTTACCCCCACTTGCCCTATATCTTTATGACTAATTTGTTCTTTTATACTAGCATCAATTGTTGCTTTAACTTCTTCGGGTTGTGCTGTTAAATCTACTAGTGTAACATTGCGTGTATAATCATCTAACACACGATGTTCGATGCCATCTGGATCAGTCCAACGCTGTAACATCATATTGTTCCAGTTGTATCCTTGTTTCGCTCGATCCTCAAACGCTTCCTGTAAGCCAACCTTGTTCTTAGTGCCCTTAGTACGGACACCCGGGTAGGCCGAGAAGACGTTATCCGTCGAATCGCCGCGCATACACTTTTCGAAGAGTAGCCATTCTGGATTAGGGATTTGCTTAGGTTCTTTAGTTTTTTTATCGATGACTGCTTTTCCTTTAGCATCAAAGATTCCTTCTATTGTAATTAATTCGTCTGTTATTCCGTTGTACTGCTTGACATTGGGCGCTACTAATTGAACAAAGTCAGTATCACTGCTAATAATGACATGTTCATCTTGTGGATGTAGTGCTATCCAACGAGCTATGATATCGTCACCTTCTGCTGTGGGGCAACGTATTACGCTACAATTGGTCTTTTCAGACAAGTATTTAGTTAGCGAATCATAGGTTTCCCAGAACATTTTATCTTCTTCTTGTTCTGCTTCGGTAAGTGCTTGTCTTGCTACAGCGCGATTGGCTTTGTAGGGTTTATAGAAATCTTTGCGCCAACTGCGTCCTTCTAAAGCAAAAACTACATGATTTGCTTCAAATCGGCGTGCCATTTTGTTAGCAGCCATCATTGTAATGTGCAAAGCAAAGGCTGCCTTTTCTTCAGCTGATCCAGCTCGGTAAGCACCGTGTCTAGCACGAAAGAATAAATTAGCAGTATCTACAAGAACATATTTCATATTATGATTATAACAGAACTTTCAATTGAAGTCAAGAATTTATTTAAAAATTTCTAAGTTAATTTTTTTGATAAATTGTTTCGATTGCTTGTACATATTGGTTGACGCAATTTTCTGGAGAATGACGAGTACTAATAATCTCTTGTGCCTTGGCACCTAAATGTTGCCGTTTAGATGCATTTTGATATAAGATTTCCATCGCCGTTATTAAATCTGCGTCTTTAAATTCGTCCGTTAATTTCCATACGGCATCATCTGCTAACTCCGCCATACTGCCATTGGCATTAACAATAGTTGCTAATCCATAGTTCATACAGTCCAAAACTGCGGCCGAAGTTTCTCCACGTGAATGAGTACGCAATTGAACTCCAATATCAGCCGCTGAAAGATAATGATGAAAGGTAGAAGTATCTACCCATCCAGTGATACGAATGTCTATACCACTTTGCCGAATTGTATTAATAAGGTCTTTGCCATATTCTCCGTGCGCATTTCCCCCAACAAATACTAAAACACAATTGGCATTTTTTGCTAGGATCGAAGCTAGCCATGCGTCGAGTAATCGATGATTTAATTTGGTAGCTCCGATAAAACCAAAACTACAAACAACAAAATCATTTTCATTTAAATTTAAAATCTGCCGAGCTTTAGCTCGATCAATACGTATTTTAGGTTCACGTAAAATGGGAATAACAGCCCAATTATCGTCTGCATTTTTGCCGTACCATTGTACAGCCAGTCGACGCGAACTTTCAGAATGAACAATTACTCCCAAAGATTTTTGAAGTACACCTAAGTTGCATGGATATTTCCAAATAATATTCAAAACATTATTTTCATTATCTTGTTCCTGTAAAATAAGTTTGGCGACACCAGGCGGCGCAAGGTAGCCATGACTATGATATAAAGCATCATTTAAAGCACCCGTCATGACCCCACTTAGGTCTAATCCGGTTATAACCTCAGCTAGGAAAAAATCGTGGAGTACAACTATACCCGGTACATTGTCTAATAAACCAAACATGTGGCAATGTAAATTTGAGTTTCCAAAATGATAAAGTATTCTATCATATCGATTGTGGTTTGCCTTAAACCATTCTAGATTGCGATATTGATAATTGTCATTGGTTTCATGATAAAATTTTGTATCTTCAGGCACAATTACATCAATATTGTAATACTGTGAAAGTTTGGGCAATAGTTCATAGCTATAGTCACTTATGCCGCTGCGTTCTGGCGGCATGGGAGAAAGATATGCTAGTTTAGTTCGAGCAACGGTATGTGTAGTCAAGGCTTTTTAAGAACTTTAAATGTTTCTGCTTCTGCTACTCGTTTACGAAGACTGCTTGAACTGAAAGAGTGATCTCTATCGTTGAATATACATTCGATACCACGACGATAACATTCGCCTTTGCCAGTAAACTCTTTATCTTCATACTCAACGCCTAGTATTCGGACATCAATGGGCAGGATCAGCAGTAAATCAACTAGATCCTGCTCAGTTTGATAAACCACCACTTCATCAACATATCGACAAGCTGCCAATTGTATTTGACGTTCAACAATGCTCTGTACAGGTTTATTTTTGGTATCGGCACGATCAATGGTTGGATCTGTTTGTAGTCCGCAAATTAAATAATCACAATGATTTTTTGCTTCAGACAACATGGCAACATGTCCAGCGTGTGGGCCTAAATCAAATGTACTAAAAGTAATGCCAATTTTCTTACCTTGCTTTAATAATTCAGCAACCTTGTTAAAAATCATTTTTAATTTCCTCTGATAAACATTCTGATTTACCTGCCATAGATAGTTGAGGTTTATATTTAAATATATTATTGTTTTTTAAAATAGATTGCTCTAATAAAAAACAATTATACAGCGTATCTTCTTTAGTCCAACAAATTTTACCATTGTTTTTTTTAATAAAATCGTAAAATCTATTATGCAACGACATTGTAATTCCTACTTTGTAAAATGTAGTACCGTCAATATCTTTTAGATTAATAAAATACAATGTTCCGGGTGTATTTTTAAGTTTTGGATTTCTGTTAAAAATTGTTTCGCAATATTTTCCTGGCCCGCCGTTGGCCGTACATTTTTTACATCCACTTCCTCGTTTATGTGCTCCTGGTTTTTGCCAGAACTCTCCGTGAACTGGGCAAGTCATTTTCATCTTTACGCTATCACGAATATAAGTGTTTTTATCATATTGATAATAATTATTGTGCTGTTTTTTAAACGCAACTATAATATCATCCCATTTACATGATGACTTTTCACCTTTGCATTTGGGACACCCATGTGCGTATAAATGATCTGCAGGCGTTTGCCAAAAGTCTCCGTGTGCCGGACAAGTAATAGATACTTTAGATAACATTTTTTCATAAATTACATTATCGTACGAATAAAAATTATTGTGAACTTTTTTAAATCTCGGTACTACTGCTTCTATTGTTAGTTTTCTGCTCATACTATATTTATTAGATGCAAACAGAATGTCAAATTTACTTACATCATTTTAGTTTTATCATAATAAATGTAGCCATTAACTCATCGTCTACTTTGAGTTTAGCTTGAAATCCTTTATTTAAATCTGAACTATGTGTTACTTCCCAACCGTTACCGCCTACCTTATCATGAAGCCAGTATTTTCTGGGGCTAATGTATTTCTCACAACACTCAATTACAGTATTGTATTTGCCAGGCAACGTAAATTCAATCAACTAACTTCACTCCTGCCATCGCCAACATCTTTGGATTTAACTACACGGGTAGACATTGCTTCGTATTGTTCAGCAGTTTCTAAAACTACATTACGACAAACAGCAGTGAACCATCTATCAACAATATCAGCATCAGTGTCTCTAGGATCCATTTGATAACCATGTCTAATAAGATCAGCAATCATTTTATCGTTCCAATCAAACTCAAATGAACCATTGTTTATATCAGTAGGATCAATTTCCATGCTTAATACTTCAAAGTATGGTTCGCCTTTTTCTGTAGCAATTTGTTTGGCTGATTTAAGTTGTTCAAGTGCTACTGCGGCAATTTTTTTCTTTTTAAATATATCAAATAATCCCATTATGTTCCCCAAGCGTTTTTGAACAAAGGAACTTGAAGTCTATCACTATATCGTAGTCCATTTGCCATTGCTAATTCTGCTACTCGTTTATTGTTAAGTGAATAAACGCTTTCAACTCCACCTACAGGCATTAAGTAAATAGATCCGCCAAAACCTGCAGCTTGAAAGGTACTGGCTGCGGCCAATGCTTCTTCTACGTCTTCCTCGGTGGCAACTACAAATTTTAAATATGTATGACCAATTTCTTGATAACCACAAACAACTTCAGGTTTGATAGCATCTTCCCTTGATTCGCCACTATTGCTTAGTTTGGCACTAACACTAAATGTAAGTTTTTCTCTATCACGACCAAACCTGGTCCAGTCTTCAAACAAATAATTTCTAAATTCTTCTGTTAATGCCTGTGTGCCATTAGTTTCAAAAGTAAGCTCTTGTAAGTCTACCATATTTTCATGTTCTAATAAAGCTGGATACGATCTCTGCCACCCTAGTAAAGGCTCTCCCCCAGTAATAACTAAATGTTCACCACCCCATTGTTTAAATGGCAACATTTCCATTATGCGCTCAACAATTAAATCTGTTTCTAATAACGGAGATAAATCTTTAAAACGCGGGTCCCAACTAGCATAACTATCGCAACCTGTAGAAACTAACGGCAACTCGTCATATGAAGAAAACATATGAACAACTTCGACAATATCTTCTACTTCTGTGCTAAGTTGACCTTTAGGCATACCAAACCCGGAACAGCGGAAATTGCAGCCGAATGTACGTAAGAATACACTCGGAACCCCCATATAGCGACCTTCGCCCTGAATGCTATAAAATAACTCAGCTACTTTTAATTTACTCAATTTTTCCACCAATCTTCCCAAGGAAATACGATCCACTGATCTTCTTCGGCTTTGTTTATTGTAACACCAGAATATCTAATGTCAAGCTCTGAATTGCTCGATTCATTATCAATCAATGTAGCCACTCGAACACTTTCCCCCCATACATTGTTCCAATCTGGGTGATTGCATAAACAACTACTTGACCAATCTTCTTTGATATAGTTTAGGGTAGCACCAGAATCGTTAATGTCATCGATAATAAGAATTTTTTTGCCTTGAAACGCATCTTCCGCCATCCATAAGTTACTTTCGGGCTGGCTACTATCATCTCGCAAACTTACTTTAAGAGTTTCCATTGGGATATTTAAATATTGGCTAATAAGATTAGCTGGTACTAGCCCTCCTCTGGTAATACCTACAACATAGTCCGGCTGCCAATTATCAAGATGAATTTGACGTAAGATTTCTTGGCAATGTTTTTCTACGTTTCGCCAACTTAAAAATACTTTTTTCATTATGTTCCTATAGAGTAATATATTTAAATATTATATACTATCTACAGAAATTTGTCAACCTAATATTTGTTGAATTCCTGCTTCGAAACTCATAGGTTCATAATCGGGCATAATTGAACGTAATTTTGAAATATCTGGGCGACGATTTGAAGGGCTTCCTTGCATACTTGGTAGTATTTCAAATTTAGCGTTTGGATAACCAAGGTTTTTAGCAATAATTTTAACCGCATCGCCAATAGTGATTTCGTTATCGTTGCCAATATTGATTAATTGACGGTCAATATTTTCGGCAACATAAATGGAGGCACGAGTAGCATCACTTACATGACAGAAGCTACGAGTTTCGTGTGGGCCAATTACTGTAAAAATACCATTTTGTATTTTGTTAATTTGATCACCTAAAAAATGTCCTTGTTTACTGTTTTCTCCATAAACATTAAAGTAGCGTAGTGTAACATATGGCAGATCGGAATTGGCCAAATAATTTTCAGAAGTAATTTTAGCTAATCGATAACTCCAGCGAGCATTGTGTATATCTTTAATCACAACGTTGGTATTTTCGGAAACAGGACTAGTAGGATCATCAGCTACCACTTCCGAACTTGATGCGTATACCAACCTCTTTAAATTAACACATTTGCGAGCAAAGTTAAAAATATTTAAATCGCAAACAAAATTATTGGCCAATACTTTGTTAGGCATTTTATAAAAGTTAGTAGTGCCGTTGATAGCGCCATAGTGATAAATGTAATCAAAATCTGTAGGAAGTTGATTGAGATCATCTACATTGTTTAAATCAATTCTGTACCATTCGTCACAACTTGGAATAGTTGTGCTACGGCTATGATTGTCTATGGCATAAACAATATGTCCGGCTTCCTTAAACTGACGACAGAATTCTGTACCAAGTAAGCCGCTGGCACCTGTAACTAAAATTTTACTCATTTACCCAATCCTTCATTGTCTTTTTGTATAGCATCGATCATAGAATAGTTTAAACCTAAATTCTTGACCAAATTGGCCCAAGCACTTGTATCTTTTGGCAAACAATGCCCACCAAATCCTCGCAAGTTATCATTACACATCAAGTATGCTGGATTAAAACACTCTCTTTTGATAATAGCTTCGTACACATTATTATAATCAACTCCTAATGCTTTGCAAACATCATACGCAATGTTAGCAAAAATAATTTGTGCAGAATGATTAACGTTGTTAAAATATTTGATAACTTCTGCTTCTGCGGGTTTTACACAAGCAACATTTTGTGGTAATTTGCCATGAATGGCTTTAACAATAATATAATCTTCTTCGCGATCGCTACCAATTACTAGTAAATCATGATTATACATGAAGTCAGCTAATGCTGTTTTAGCACGTAGGAATTCTGGAACGGAGCAAATACGCAAGTTAGGGTATTGCGCAGCTAACTTATTACAAGTACCTGGAACACAAGTGCTCTTAAGACCTACTAAACCTTTATATCCAGCAACATCCAATTCCCCAACCACTCGTTCAACAATACCTGTATCACAATCACCATTGGGCGCTTGATTAGTTGGCACACAGATGAATACACACTCTGCTCCTATCACGTCATTGAGCGTTGACCCTTCATACGCTGGGTCAAAAAATGACATTTGATGACCTAAGTGATTTAATCCTTCGTATACTGCTTTACCTACGGTGCCTTTGCCTATAATTCCAATTTTCATTCAGTTCTCCTCTGGATACTTCATATCAATTAACTGATTAGAGTTAACTGATGCCATACTTAATATTTCTTGTGCTACATCTTCGGGCTCTAAACATACAGCCGAAGTTTTAACGTCAATCATTGCGGTACGTGTTTTAACTGGATTAATTAATCCTACTGTGATATTATTGCCTTTAAAGTATTCACAAGCACCTTGCCATATATTATATAGTGCGGCTTTACTGGCTGCGTATAAAATATAATCTTTACGACCTGATTTATAAGCACTAGATCCTACCATGATAATTTTAACAGGTTTATCGTTACCTTCCTTGTTAATGTAATAACGAATTATAGACCAATTAGATCCAACATTGATATCAAAAGTATTAGAGTGTGTTTCAAAATTTGATTTATCAAAATGCCCTACACAATTTACTACTACATCCGGATCTGTTTGAGCCAATAATTCTTCTACTTGAGTATGGCTTTGTATATAAACAAAATTAATATTTCCACTGCTAACCGGGGTGACAAGATACCCCGCATTTCTAAATGCTTTGCAAGTTGCTGATCCAATTCCGCCACTAGATCCAAATATAACTGCTCGTTTAGTCATTGGGTATAATCGATTCTACGCGGATAGTATCTGACTCATAATCCTCGCCACCACGTGGGCCTTGAGCAAAAGCAATCAGTGTACAACCTTCTGGACCTGTACGCCAAGCGTGTATTTCATTAGGTTCAGAGATAATAAATTCACCAGCACCTGCTGTAATAACATTAGCTGGCTCTTCACTACCAACAGGTTTAGAGTAGTAATCAATAGAACCTGTCAGTATGTAAGTGTACTGTGTGGTTAACTTGTGATAGTGATTAGCACGAATAGCCCCTGGGGTATTAGTAATAAGGCAACCAGAGTTCATATCTATCAAATGGAAAATATCTGTAATACTTCCGCGGTCGTCTGTAAATTGACCTAACTTAGGTTCTGTGTTGTTGTAAATGTTGTAATGTTTCATTGTGATATAAACTTTGTGTTAGGGTTGATTTTGAGTAATGCGTTTTTTAGTGACTCGCCAATATTCCAGCTTAGTACCAAAGCATAAGGATTAGTGTGTTGGGCAAATTCATCATCGCCACGAATAGGAATACGACTTAATGGAGTATACTTTCCTTGTTTAAACTCACTAGCATCGGTGATACAATTCAAGTGTGTTTTGTTAAGTCCATGCCAAGTTAACCATGTATTAGCTTTGGCGGCAGCTCCTACCCCAATAATAACAGCTTTTGGTTCTTTATCCAATATTTCATAAAAGTTTAATAGCCACTTGTTACGTTGAGTTTCAAATTTAGTTTGTAATTTCTCATAAAATTTAATATCAAATAATCCCATGGCAGTTTCGTTTTCAATAGTGCCGCGAACTAAAAACGGCATTCCGTTATCAGTACTGTGTCTAGCAATAACACGAAGACTGCCTCCGTGATAATCAACAACGTCAAAGTCTGCTATTTCTAATCCCACTTGTTGTAACAAGTTCCAAATGCTTTTAACAGTAAAGTAACTGATATGTTCGTGATATACCATATCAACAAATCGTTCACTTTCAATCATACTAGCCCAATATGGAGCTTCGAATACAAATACACCATCCTTGGCTAGTAAGTCAGCTACAGCACTAGCAAACGCAACTGGATCGTTAGCATGATTGAATACATTGTTTGCCATAATAACACTAGCTGGACCTTCAGCTATTTCAAGTGCCGCCGCAACATCCTTACTAAACAATTCGTTAATAGTTTCTACTCCACGCTCTTTGGCTATGGCACACATAGCGGCACTAGAGTCGATACCAATAGCCTTAGTTTTTTCGTTACTAAACTGGCCGATAAGATATCCATCGTTACTGCCAATCTCTACTACAAGACCTTCTGTGTTGAATTTACCTTTAATGGTATTGGCATATTCATCCCAGTGTTTTCGGGCAGTTTTGCTGTTACTGGAAGTATAACTATAGCTATACAAATTGTAACGATCTTCTGCGTCACTAACATAACCCAATTGTAATCCACCTGAGCTAGGATTTAAATGTAGTTGTAGTGGGAAGACTGGTTCAGACATACGCAACTGATCTTCTGCAATAAATGTATCGGCATAAGCGTGTTGACCAAAATCTAAAACTTTTGTAACGAACTCGCCTGTAATCAAACAGCGGTCTAAATGTGCGCTTTCAGTTATTTTACTCATTATTGTTTTATAGTAGTTTGTATCATTTGTTTGTTAACATCATTTTCCCGAAGTTTTTGCCAGGGATCTTGTTGTCCTGCTTTAACTTTTCCCCAAAATGAAGTATCTTTTCCTTTGGATTTTAAATAGTTTGCTATTACTTCAGTATCCTGAAGCCTTCCCTGCCCAAAAGAAACATGATGAAAATCTTCTGGGTTATTAGGATTTCCCTCCAGTAATTTTCGATTCTTATATGTGAGGTCTTGATTGCTTCCGGTTAAGTCATGTCTGTCATGCGTAGCATAAATTTCAACTATTTCCATTATGTCAAGCATGTAAGCTATTTGACTAAGCTCAGCATCGGTCATTTGATGTCTAGTAACGAATCCAAATAAGTCAAACCATTCTTTTGGAAATATAGGAAAAATAGAATATGGATGTTCACGGTGTACGTGAATCTTTAATAGTTTAAATTCTCCGTCGTGGCCGGTAACAATTTTGTCCCATCCGGTAGTTTCCATGAGAGCATCATCATTCCAAACAAATAACCAATCGGCTGTAGCTTCTTTTGCCAACCCGTTATAGTAGCGATTTAACCCAATGTAGCCCATGGGCTCAAATAACATGACTGTATAATGTGCGCCTTTTTCTTCCAACCAAGGTTGTATGCTTTGTTGAAAATAACGTAATCCAACTTCATCATCATTATCAAAACCTAGTATAAGTTGTACGCTATCTAAATCTAATACTCGATTAAAGATGCTGATTACACTTAATTTTAGTGCGGTTGTTCTACCACGAGTGGGTAGCAATACTGCTATTTTATATTCATTAACTTTAAGTGTTTTAGACTTTGCCATTGTTATCCTTGTGTACGTTTGTACTATTTACTGGATAATATGAGCACTTAATAATTTTTAGTCTTCGTAAATTCTAGACCATTTTGATAATTTTGAAGCCTTGTTTGCTTGGGCGAGATGTAATTCTTCTTTTGTAAATAATTCGTAAGAATTCAACAATTCGATTAGTAAGGTAACATCGCCTAACTCTTGTACTAATTGTTCGCGTTGAGTTGTCCCTGACTTGATATGTAATTCGTCTATACCAAATCTGCGGCACTTACTAACAGCCTGTATAACCTCGGCACACTCCTCTTGGAGTATGTCGAGTATTTCGTTAATTTTATTATTCAAACAAGTCCTCGTTCCATTCACGGCATTTTGTTCCGTGCCATCTTTTGTAGTTTGGGTAAGATATCACCTTACCACAATGCTCACATGGTATTTTTTCAGAATTCATTTTCAAAAAACTATGAGTTCCATTTTCT